TGCTTGGTCAGGGGAGCGATGAGATTGACGAGAAGGCGGCCACGATCCTGCTGAACATGACTGATGATCAGTTCGCCTACCTCGCCAACTTCGGGGCCGAGATCGTCTCGGCGGAGGAGTGGCAGGCGGGCTATGAGGCCCGGGCTGAGGGCTACGCCGGCGCCATCAAGGAACCGTATTGGACTGGCGAGGTTGACTTCCTCCCGCTGCCGGCGATGCCAGCGCAGGGGACACAGTGCCGAACGAACTGCGGTTGTTCCTGGCGGATCGAAGTCATCGACGATGCCGAGGGAGACTACGACTGCTACTGGGAGCGCTCGAAGGATGACTCGTGCGATACATGTTTGGAAAGGGAGGCGCAGTGGTCGCCGGTGAAAATCAGGGGAGGTCTACTTGAGTGATGATGCTGAAACACCCTGGTCTGTGCCTTGGAGTTGGCGATCTCGCTCATTCGATCTCAGCCCTGCCGAGGATCCAGCCTCACAGATGCGTCAGGCCGAGATTGATCTGCTTCGGGAGATCGCCGACAACATCGATAGGCAGAGCTTAGATCCATTTGGCCGCCTGACGTTGGAGGTTATCGTCGACGGATGGGATATTCAGGTTGTCGCCAAGGCTAGTGCGCTTGTTGAGTGAGGCTCCCACCTGTGCTACACTTCCCTCGACATGGCCGATGAGTTCATCAAGGTCATCCTGCCCCCGAAGGACCTGCTTGATCCCCGCCGCTACCTGCGTGTCGTGGAGAACTCTCTCACCGAGACGGCCCGCGCCATCAAGGTCGACTTCGACACGACGACGAGCAGCTGGGCGGACCGGCCGGACTTCACGATTGAGAGCCATACGGGCGAGCGCAAGGTGTTCACGGACAATGAGATCTACGGCTACGTCAACCGAGGCACTGCGGTCAGACACGCGCTCATGGAACCTGGCTTCCGCCCCAAGAGTCGCCGGCGCTACATCGGCGCCAACAAAGGGCAAGGCGGCGTCGTGATCGTCAGCAAGAAGATCGTCCGGCCGGGCATCGAGGCCCGGGAATTCGACGAGGCCATCCGAGCCAAGTGGCACGACGAGTTCCCGAGGCAACTGCAGAGAGCGATCGACAGCGAAGCCGCGCGGCAAGCGAGGTCCTGATGCCCTATCCCAACGTTGACGAGGCGCTGTGGCCCAAGATGGATTCCTGCGTTGAGAAGGTGATGGCGGGCGATTCGAGCCTCGACAAGGAGTCCGCCATCGCCATCTGCCATGAGAGCGTCGTGAAGGCGGACGAGACCGCGGTCGCCAAGGCGTCGGCTGCCATCCTGCGCCAGGCGAAGGGCGATCAGTGGATCCTTGCCTCGAAGGCCAACGCCACTCGGCTATCGGTCATCAAGCAGGCGGACGGCTCCTATCGTTGGGTGATGTCCACCTCCAACGCCTTCGAAGATCGGGACGGTGAGATCCTGTCGGAGAAGGCGCTGACTGCCGACGTTGCCCGGGCGGACGCGCTCGGGACATATGGCCCGCTCCGCTGGTGGCACGTCGAAGAGACGCACATTGGCGATTGCGACTTCAACGCCATGCACGGCAAGATGCTCATCGAGAGCGGGACCTTCAAGGATGCCAGGATCGCCGAGGCTGTCGAGGCGCACATCGGAGATCTGTCCGGATCACTTGGCTTCTTCCATCCGGTGCGCGACCCGGATCAGGATGGGGTGTACAATTCGGTTGAGCGGTTCGAGCGGTCCTTGCTGCCGAAGGACAAGGCCTCGAACCCCTGGATCACGCTCTTGGTCTCCAAGGAGGAGCAGGGCATGGACGAATCCAAAGTGAAAAAGCTGGGCGAACTCATCGGGGATCCTGAGGCGGTCAAGGACTATCTGACCGACGTCTCCGGCATCGAGCAGCGCGCCCTGGATGCCGGCGTTCGGCACAAGGAAGGAGTATCCCCTGCGCCGGTGGCGCTCGATCACCCGCCGGGCACAGCCGAGACGAAGCAGGAAGAGGACCTCGAGGCGAAGCCCGGTCGTGTGCGGACCGCTGTCCATAAGCTCTATCCTGCCTATGGGCCGATGTCATCGGAAATGTGGGCGAGTGTCATCTTCGATGATCACGTCATCATCTCGCTGGACGGCAAGACCTACAGCGCGCCATACACCGACGACGGCGAGGCGGCGATGATCGGCGACATCTCGACCTGGATCGAGGTCAAGCAGGAGTGGGTGCCAGCCGCAGCGGCCCCAGCCCCCGAGGCAGCCCCAGCGGCGGCCGCAGCGCCGGCTCCAGAGGCAACGATGGCGGAAGCGAAGGATGACGCCGTGGCCGCCACGACCCGCGCCGAATGGGATGTCAGCTATATCAATGATCTCGCTGACGAATCGTTCCTCTTCATCGAGGCTGGCGGCGAGAAGGACGAGGCAGGCAAGACGGTTCCCCGCAGCCTACGCCACTTCCCCTACAAGAACTCGGAGGGCGCAGTCGACCTGCCGCACCTCCGCAACGCCATCGGTCGGATCCCGCAGTCGACCGCTGCCGGGCTGAACAAGGACGAGGTTCAGGCTCACGCGCAGAACCTGCTCGACGAAGCCACGAAGCAGGACGCACCCGCCGAGCCGGCCGCGGACGCCGCCCCAGCCCAGCCGGATGAGAACACGAAGATCGGCGACATGACGCTGGGCGAGCTGACGAAGCTGATGTCGGCCGTCGTGAGCGACATGATGGGCTCGGCCTCCAAGGAGACCAAGACGAGCATCGAGGCCGTCGCCGCGACCGTCAAGGACCTGGCCGCATCCTTCGATACTGTGAAGGCGCAGGTGGCCGACCTTGGAGATTTGACGCCGCGGGCAATCAAGCGCGGCGAGCGCGTCACGGAGCAGGACAAGTCGAAGATCGACAATCTCCCGGCCGAGAAGCAAGAGGAGCTGAAGGCGGCCATGCCGACCGTCGACGCGCACTTCACCGACAAGTTCCTGGGCGCCATCAAGTCGTCCAGCGGCGCGGGCGTTGAGACGCTCGTCCTCGGAGGTGGACCGAAGCAGTCCTGAGAATCGCTGTATAATCCCGACGAACCGGACTCATTCCCAGCTTTGGGAGGACTGAAACGTGGAAGCAACGATTGATTATCAGAAGCTCGCCGCACAGTTGATTGGCCAGATCGGCGCGCAGGCCGGCGGAGCGCGTCACAAGGCTGTTAGCTCGACACCGACGACCGTGTACGGTCACGGCGGGATCTACGGACAGGCGGGAGCCTTCTCCTTCCCCGGCCTCGAACGCGACGTGATCAACGCGATGGTCATGCCGAAGCTCGGCCTGCTCGACCTCCTGCCGAGCCGCACGGCCAACACAGACAATCCGCTCTACGGCCTGATGACGGGCGTGACGGCCTCCTCGGGAGAAGAGCCGACCGGGCCCTGCATCGACCCGCCCGTCGCTGGCCTGATGAAGATGTGTACGCATGCTTTCGTCTGGGGCCGCTTCAGCCGCATGAGCCGGGTCTTCGAACTCGACCGCTTCGGCCGCGTCCGTGACCGCTCGGATTTCACTGATCTGCAGTTGATCGGCGATCCCCTGGCGGCCGGGATGAACTTCTGGATCCCGACGATGCCGGGCGGAGCAAGCCCGGACGCAGCTCTCCGGAACGAGCTCGCCAAGGCGCTCTTCGAGATGGCCGTGGCGTGGGGTCGTGACTTCGCCGACCAGCTCTACACCGGCAACCCGACCAACAACCTCGACCAGGGCTACAAGGAGCCCTACGGCCTCGACATCCTGATCAACGACGGCTATCGTGACGCCGAGACCGGCGTTGCCTGCCCGGCCGCCGATTCGGATGTCCGGACCTTCAACAAGTTCCTGAGCGGCAACGAGACCGAGTTCCTGCGGCTGATCACGAACGTGGTCCGCAACCGCCGTTACATCGCCGACCGCGCTGGCCTCTCGCCAGTCAACTGGGTCTTCGCCATGACCTGGGGTCTCTTCTGGGAGATCACCGAGTTCTGGCCCTGCAGCTATGAGAGCTACCGATGCTCGGTGGCCGGAACGAACGTCCAGGGTAATATCGATGTCGGGCGCATGAACGAGATGCGCGACGACATGCGGGCGAACCAGTACCTGCTCGTCGACGGTGTGAAGTTCCCGGTCGTGCTGGACGACGGGATCCCCGAGACCGAGCTGGTCGGCTCCTGCCAGCAGAGCGACATCTACTTCGTCCCTCTGACCGTCCTCGGCGGCCGGCCCGTCAGCTTCCTCGAATACTTCAACTACGACGGGCCCGGCGCGGCGATGGATGCCGCCAAGGTACTCGCCCCCACCGGCTCGTACTTCACCACCAACGGTGGGCGCTACCTCTGGCACGCCAAGCCGCCCACGAACTTCTGCGTCCAGCTGCTCGCCAAGACTGAGTGGCGGACCATCCTTGAGACGCCGCACCTCGCGGCGCGCATCGACGACGTGAAGTTCTGCAGCGTCGGCCATGAGCGGAGCCCGTTCACCGACAACAGCTACTACGTCGACGGTGGAGGCACCAACCGAGACGCGCTTGATCTTTCGTACTACTCGCCGACGGCCTGATCGGATCGGCGTGACGGAGAAACAAGCTCGGGCTAGGGTCGCACCCGAAAAGCGGGGATACCTCTCCCGCCTGCCCGAGCTACTTCAGAGGGTCACAGGAGGAGTGACACCATGGAAATCGAACTCCCACGCGGAAAGCACGCCATCATCGACGAGTCGACGGATGGCGTGCTGAACTTCCCCGATGCTTGAAACCTTCGTGCTCACGAGCGATCGGGACCTATGGACGGTCCGGGTCTGCGCGCATCTCTTCCGTAAGCATGGCGGCCAGGACCGTCCGGTCACCGTCCTGGGGTTCAGTCCACCGGACTTCGACCTGCCGCCGCTGTGGACCTTCCTAAGCATTGGGGAGCAGGCCGACTATCCCATTGATCGCTGGTCGGACGCTCTCATCGGATGGCTGAAGGGCGGGCACAGGCCAGCCGATGTCTTCGCTCTCCTGCTCTCGGATTACTGGCTGATGCGCCAGGCTTCGTGGCCGATCGTCGACGTCCTGGCGGACTGGGCGATGAAGCGGCCGCGTCTTCTGCGCCTTGACCTGACGCTCGACCGAGCGAACGAGCGGGGGGCTGTGGACGTTGCGTACCTCGCCTTCCTGGACATCATCAAGGCACCGGCGACGGCACCCTACAAGGTGAGCCTGCAAGCGGCGATCTGGAAGCGCGACATCCTGTTGGAAGTCCTGCGGCCGGGCGAGTCTCCGTGGATGTTCGAAGGGCGAGGAAGCGCAGAGATTGCCAATGATGATCGCTTCGAAGTCCTCGGAACGCGCCAGGCCCCGGTGCGCTACGTCATCGGGATCCGCCAGGGCCGGGCGAGCGTGAAGGGCCTTTGGCAGTATCCGCCAGTCCAGCTCACGGCGGCCGATACCGCTGAACTCCTCAAGCTCGGGCTGATCGAACCTAGCATGGTCGAACCGGCATGAGCCTCGACATCCTCTTCACGGCCTCCACATATCGCTCCGTCGAGCACGCCCGGACGATGGCCAACAGCATCGGGCGCATCCGCGGCCGCTGTGAGCTCGTCCTGTGTGGTCCGATCAGGAGCGAGATCGAGGATCTATCGTCCATGAGCGAGTTCGCCTCTCTCGTCTCGCCGATCAACAACAGCTATGCATGTCGGGCGATCGCCGCGCTCTACGCAATGCGGGAGGGCATGGAGCCTGCCTATCTCTGCTCCTGCGATGACGACCTGGAATTCACGGCCGAGAGCGCCGACCTTCTTGGCGAACTTGACCGGGCCCAGCTCGAGACCGGCTTTGGGGTCGCCACCTTCAACAGCAGCTCCCACAACTATGAGGACATGCCGGGCCAGATCCAGGAGCGCGTGGGCGACACGCTTGAGATGGGCTGGCTAGACGGGAATTCGCTGTTCATTCCGTGGGATGTCGTTCTGGACGCTGGCCTTCCGGACAGCCTTCCGACGGCACCGCTGACCTACTTCACAGAGGTGGAGTATCAGCACCGCGTCCGGGTCCTGCTCAAGAGGCCGAGCGTTGCCATCATAGGGAAGCAGGCGTACTATCGGCACGGCTTCCGGCCGGCCAGCGACCCGGTCACGAATGAGCGAGCGGACCGGGCAGGTCACGCAATAGAGGCGGCGGCGACCTTCTGGCGGGAGAAGTATGGCGTGCATGACATCGGGGTCGGGGATGCCAACAATTATCCCGCCCTGCTTGAGACGGTGCGGGCCGCCGGCGACCGAGCGAACCAGCATCTGATCTTCGAAGGTCTCGGGCCGCCTGACTGGGATGAGATCATCGCCAAGATGATGGCGGGCGTGGTGGTCCTCTGATGCCGAGCAGTTCCACTGCCTTCGATGCCGAGATCGCTGACATGATCGCCTCTTGGCCCTACCTCCGGTTCCTTGACTTCGGCGCCGGATCTGGGAAGTACGGGCGGATGATCAAGGCGGTCAAGCCCGGGGCCGTCGTCAGCGCCGTCGAGGTCGAGCCCGACTACGTCGAGCAGTTCAATCTCCGCAGCATCTACGACCATGTCTTTCAGGAGTGGGCGCAGGGATTCTTTGCCAGGTCGAGAGATTATCTGACCGACGTGGTGATCTTCGGCGATTTCCTAGAACACCTCACCAAGAGCGATGGCCTTGATCTCCTGCATGAGGCCGTCCATCGCTGTCACGTCCTGATGGCGGTGTTTCCCGTGGGGGTGCCCCAGTTCGCCGTTGGCGGCTATGAGACCGAGATCCATCGAAGCGCCTGGTGCCGCGGGGATTTCGAGCCATTCGACTTCCGATGGCATGACAAGAAGGATGAGCAGATGAAGATGGTTCTCGTCCGTGGCTACCAGTGCCCGCCCGGGAAGGAACCGTGGGCATGACGCTCCCCGCGCTGATCATTCAACGGATGGCAGCCGACGGACGCATGACGGAACTGATCGACTTCTATCCGGAATACGCTGAGAACGGGACCTACCAGACGGCCGAGCGCGAGACCGAGCGTTGGATGGCCGATCACGTCAAGCCTGATTGGTGGTGCCTCGATGTCGGTGCCCACGTCGGCTACTACACGATCCTCCTCTCGCGGCTGGCCCATGATGGCCATGTCGTCGGCGTCGAGGCATCGGTGCATACGGCGGCCAAGCTGCGGGTGAACATCTGGCACAACATCATGGCGGTCGCTGGCGGATGGAAGATGATAGAGCCGACGGTCCTGCAGATGGCGGTCGGAGCAGTTCAGGGAGTGGCCGATGAGACGCTCTGGCTAACGGGCAGGGGCGCTGACCAAGGCCGGACGCCAGGGCGCTACACTTTCACGACGATCGACGCCATCTGCCAGCATTGGCCGCGCGTCGATCTGATCAAGACGGACGTGGACGGCTGGGACCTGGAGGCGCTGGTGGGCGCGGCAGAGATCGTGAAGGAACATAGGCCGTTCATCATCTCGGAGGTCAATCACGCGCTTGCCTGGCGTGCCCACTCCATGCAGGACGTGGCCGACCTGATCGAGGTCTGGGGCTATGATCATCTGGTTCTCGACGGTGGCAACCCGAACAATTGGCTACTCTTCCCGAAGGAGAGAAATCCATGAGCCATGCCGCCCAGGACGTTCGGGCAGCGTTCCATTATCTGCTGGACGGAGAGGTCGAGTTCCTGCAGGACTTGGCCCGCCAACTGCCGCCGCGGGCCAAGATCGTGAACATCGGGGCGGGGGCGGGAACCTCCTGCCTAGCATTCCTAGAAGCCCGGGACGATCTGAACGTGATTACAGTAGATATACAGGCCGATGCGTCCCCGCTAGGGGGTCTCCAGAGCGAGCGAAATGCCCTTGAGGCCGCCGGGCTGTGGGGCCTCGGGCGGCACATCCAGATCCACGGAGACTCGAAGGAGGTCGGGCGCACATGGGAAGGCGGGCCAGTCGACCTCGTTTTCATCGACGGGGATCACTCCTACGAAGGCTGCTCGGGCGACGTGCGGGCGTGGGGCCAGCACATCCGGACGGGCGGCTTCCTCGTTTTCCATGACTATGACAACGCTCCCTGGGGCGACGTGAAGGGTGTTGTCCGAGACCTGATTGAGACCGACCCCGACTGGGAGGCTGTCGGCATCGTATCCATCACGGCGGCCTTCAAGCGCGGCGCTGGCCCCGCTGGATCGGGACTCTTCCTGTGAGCAAGCTAGCCAAATGGTTCAGGATGGAGTTTGAGATACGCGGCGAACTCTTCTGGCGTCTTGTTATGCTTCCTCGAATTGCAGGATCCGCACGCGGGCACGATGTTATCGGCCGTATAGCCGCCACCTCGGCTGACTGGGATTGCGTGCTCGCGACAGAGCCTGCGAGCCTTCCTGCCACAGTAGGCGCAACGGTGATCAAAGTGATCGAGGATGGCATTCCATTCAGAGATGGAAAGGGTATGAGGCAAGCCGAGCTTTCGCGTGCTATATACCGCGGAGTAGTGGTTCATCTGTTCACGATGCGCGCGGAGCCAGGCACGATTGTAGGCCTGAAGCCGCGTCTTGTTGATCACGTAATACGCGCGACCGTAAGCCTTCTTCCAGGCGCGGCGGCTATCGGTTCTGGCCCGGCGCTTCTCAAGCTCCCTGATATGGGCACTCTGCTCGCGCCTTCGTTGGCGCTCATAGCTCGCATGCTGCGCAAGATGAGCGGTCTGATAAACAGATCGGTAGCAGGAGACACAAAGGCCTCTGGCTTCATGGTGGCCCGCCCTATGGCATCGCCCACAGACGAAGCCCGGCGTCGTCCGTTTTCGATTCCAAGCCGCGAAACAGGAGGAACACAGTCCGTGGCCATTATTCCGACGCACTCTTCGACACCTTGCACACTCGACGATCCTTCCCCGTCTCATGTCTATCGCCCATGTAAATATAGCACAATCGCTGGTGAAGCGTGAGGGTTTGCATCTGGCCATCGCCGAGTGGGAGCCAGTTGTCGAGCGGCATCGGGCGGGTTGTCCATGCACAGTATCGGTATCTCCCGCAGGTCGGCATTGAGGTAACTGACAATCCAGACGAGGCCGATTTGATCTTCTGCCATACGCAGCAGGGCAACATGCCGAGGGTGGACGTCCTCGGGTGCCACGGCTTATATTTCCAGGATATTCATCATGCTCAATATGCCAGCTGGCACCAGCAGGCTAACGCCTCCATCATCGAGGCCACCCGACAGGCCTTCAGGGTGACGGTCCCGAGCGAATGGGTCGCCGAGCCCTTCAAGCGGGACATGCGTATCAGCCCAGATGTCGTTCCCCACGGGATCGAAGCCGAGCGCTTCGTCGAGGACGTGAACGGAGGCTACATCCTCTGGAACAAGAACCGGGCGCAGGATGTCTGCGATCCGACACCGGCGCTCGAGCTGGCCCGCCGCGGTCGGCAGGTGATCTCGACCTTCGCTCCGCACAGCGCGGCCGACATCCCGGGAAATATGTGGGTGACGGGTTCCATACCGTGGAACGAGATGATGAGCATGGTCGCCAAGGCCGACATCTACTTGGCGACGACACGGGAGACCTTTGGGCTCGGGACGCTTGAGGCGATGGCGGCTGGCGTGCCTGTGCTCGGCTATCGCTGGGGCGGGACGGCCGACATCGTGCGCCATGAGATCGACGGCTTCCTTGTCCAGCCGGGGGACATCGAGGGCCTGAACGCCGCGGTGGACTGGGTCGCTTCCCGACGTCGGGATTTGGGCCACAACGCTCGGGAGAGGGCGAGGGAATTCACCTGGGATCGGGTCGCCGCGCGCTATGCCGAAATCTATCGGGCGGCGTATGCCGCTCGCCTGGCCTTCGAGAAGGGCGAGGCCGTCGCGGTCATCATCCCGTGCTTCAACTACGGCCGTTATCTGATCGAATGCGTCGAGAGCGTCCTGGCCCAGACAGTGCCGGCGTCTGAGATCATCATCGTTGACGATGGATCCACGGACGATAGCGAGGCGGTCGGGCGCCGACTGGCGGAGCATCATTCCAAGGTCCGTTACATCTGGCAGGCCAATCAGGGCGTGGCAGCTGCCAGGAACAATGGCATCGCCGAAGCCAAGTCCCCCCTGATCGTCTGCCTCGACGCAGACGACCGCCTTGCCTCCCGCTATCTCGAGGCCTGCACGAAGGAGATGCAGCGGGACCGAGGGCTCGGGATCGTCTACACGGGCCTCGAGGTCCACTACGAGGAGAACCAGCGGGTCGAGTGGTACAACTGGCCGCCGCCATTCGACTGGAAGATCCAGTCCAAAGCGACTGTCCCGCCCTCCAACTGCGTTCCCTCCGCGGCTATGTTCCGTCGATCGATGTGGGAGCGCGCTGGCGGCTACGAGCAGCACTACGCCCCGGGTGAGGATGCTGAGTTCTGGACGCGCGGCCTCTCGGTTGGCTTCCGGGCCAAACGCGCCAGCGACCACAGGCTCTTCCTCTACCGGGCGCACAGCAAATCGGCCTCCCGCATGAAGAAGTATGTTGCCACGGACGAGCATCACCCCTGGATGCGAGACGACCGCTATCCAATGGGAGCGCCGGCGAGCGACATGCCGGACGTGATGAGCTACGCTGATCCAGTCGTGTCGCTCCTCATTCACGGACGCATCGAGAGCGACTGGAAGGAGACGCTCGAGGACATCCTGGGCCAGACAGTGAGGGCATGGGAGGCTATCGCGGTCACGCCAGCACTTTCCGCCGAGGTCCTTCGGGTGTATCCTTTCGTGCGACAGGTCGCGCCGAAGGAACCAACGGAAGCGCGTGGCCGCTTCACGGTCGATGTCAAGGCAGGCGAGGCGCTCCTGCCCGACATGCTTGAGAGCGAACTCCGTATCCTGGCCGAAGGCAGGCTGGGTCCGAAGTCCAAACTGAAGGAGAATCCGATGGGATGTGGTGGAGGCTGCGGAGACGGTAAGGGGGACCAGAACGTCGCACGCCAGGCCGTCGAAGGGACTGATCTCCCCCTGCCGGCCACGGCCGTGCGCGAGGGATCGACTGGCTGGGTGAGGATGGAGTTCGTCGGCACACGGAGCGGCGCCGTCACCTACCACGGGGCCGAAGGCCGGATGTATCGGGGCGGCAACAACCCAGTTCACAAGTTCGCCAGCGTCCATCCGGACGACGTCACGAGACTCGTCCGGCTTGGCCTTTGGAGGGTCGTAGAAGCAGTTCCCGTCCGGCCGATGCCGCCAGCGCCGATCGTGCCCAAGATCGAGACGATCCCGCCCGAGGCTGAGGCCGTCGGGCTGTCCATCGTCCTTGAAGGCGTCTTGAACAATGGCCAGAAGCCGAAGGCGGAGGCGAAGGCGCCCGTCAAACGGAAGGCGGCCCGCAAGCGGCGCAAGGCGGTCGCAGCGTAGATGCCGCCCTGTTATCGGCCACATAGGAGCGCTATGCTCGGGCCGGTGCCGCATCTCTATGTCGCTGGCCTGTGCGTAGAGAGGTTCAGCGAAAGGACTCGGACGTGGCTCTTAACGACTTGGCCATTCCATGCCAGTTCAGACTACGAGCAGTCTAAGATCAGGATCCCGGTCGTGATAGAGTGGGGGCAGGAGGCAGATGTTGACTGAGACACTGCGGCTGATCCTCGCTGGGCTCGCCTCCTATCGTCTTGCGTTCGCCATCGCCAGAGAGGATGGACCTTTCGATGTTCTGGCCAACCTCCGTGAGCGCGTCGACCAGAATAGCTGGGTCGGCCGGGGCCTTCGGTGCGTGCTATGCCTCTCGTTCTGGATCTCGTTGCCAGCCGCCATCGTCGCCCTATCCGCCGCGCCGCCGCTGATTGACTTCCTGCTTGTCTGGGGCGGCATCGCCGGCGGGATCCTCGTCGCGCATAGAGCTGGCAATGGCTAGCGGACCCCAAAGGCGATCCATCGTCTATGCGCTAGTGGACCGAAAGGGCAAACCTTGGTCAGTCAAGAGGTGGGCCACCTATGAGGGGAGTGACCACAAATGGACATCCAAGCGACGGATCGCATACGATAAGGCGGCCCATCGATGGTCAGACGAGAGACGTGCCGCCTATGATATGACGAAGCACGAATGGTCCCCGGCCAGACGTGCATCACATGACAACAAGAAGGCCAGATGAACAGCCCAGAGACACTTCTCCCGATCGACGACTTTCGCGCGCTCATGGGCCTTCACCCATGGCACTTTAACGGCCTTGTGAACGGGAACCTGCCAGTCACATCGAGCTGCAACGACATACTTCGCCGCTACACATGGCAGGGCGTGGATGCGGTCGGGCGCGATGAGATCCAGCAGGCCATCGATCGGGCCGAGGCACTACTTGCGGAGTGGCTGGGCTACAACGTCGCCCCCCGCTATGAGGTCATCACTCAGCGTTGGCAGCGCTTCTTCGATCTCTCGGATGTCCGAGTGGCGAACATCCGCGCTCCTTGGCACCGGATCGGCCTGCAGCTAGGCAAGGGCTACATCCAGAAACTCGGCTATCAGCGGCGCACGGCTCTCAGCGTCGGCGCGGCCATCACCTACTCCGACGAGGATGGCGACAGTCTCAATGACACCTTCACGGTCTCGGTGGCCACGACTGTCACGGACCCGGACGAGATTGCCGTCTACTTCACATCGACCGAACGCTTCGACGGCTCGAGCATTGAGGATGAGCGCTGGCGCATCCGACCAGTGAAGGTAACGATTAGCGGCGGGACGGCGACAATCAGGGGAAAACGCTGGCTCCTCGTCCGGCCTGTCCTCTATGAGCCAGCGAATCTTGGGGACATCGATCCGGCCGACACGACGAAGTTTCCGACGCTGCTGGACATCTATCGCCTCTGGATCGATCCGGACGGCGTGGTCTCCGATACATCGCAGGCGGCGCTGCTGTGGGAGACGCTCCCCAAGCATGGGACGTGGTGCTGCTGCAACACCTGCGCTGTCACGACGCCGCCCAATAGCTTCGCCGATCCTGGAGCCGAGGCCCGGGCCGTCGCCCGCGTCGGCATCCGAGACTCCCGGCTTGGAATCGTCACGCCAGGGGAAGCCATCCTTGACACGACGACTGGCATCTGGTCCGAGTCGACGAGCTGGAGCGCCATCAAGGAGCCGGACCGTGTGACGGTCCGGGTTCTGAGCGGCTATCCCTTGTCGGGCGGGCAGGTCAGTCCGACGATGAAGCAGCTTGTCGCCCGGCTGGCCGCGGCCGAGCTCGGCCGCATTCTCCCAGCATGTGAGCAGGCCCGGCACCAGATCGCTCATTGGCAGTTCGACCTGGCCAGGACCGCCGGTGCGAATGATGAGAGCTACGGATTGGTGGCGAGGGAGGATCTCCTGAGCCCGTTCGGAACGAAGCGAGGGCAGATGATGGCCTGGAAATTCGTGAAACAGACGCGCCTTGCAGAAGGCGTTGCTGTATAATCGCCGCTGACAGCATTCATCGGAGGATGGCATCATGCCCAAGATTTCAGGCGATGTGATCAGTACCCAGCAAGCGCGCCGTCTCTTCCTGCAGCCGGGCGGGCCAGCGCCCAACAATCCAGTTCGATATGCAGGCCTAGATGCGCAGTACCTCATGCTCGATGGCGTGACCCGTCCGATCTCGGGCGGCATCGAGAGCATCCAGGTTCCGGATCCATTCCGCATCAAGGCCTTCCGTAGCGTAGGCCGCAAGGTCACGGCACCGGCTCTCCCGACAGCCACGCTCCATGCCCTCGAGAAGCACGGGCCCCTGCCCTGGCAACTCGGCGAGATTCCATGTCCGTTCAACGTCTACCTTCTGAGCGGTCAATGCCAAGACCTATCGGACTTCCTCAACGGCTGGGGCGACTGGGTCGAGATCTACAGCCTGGCCGAGGCGACCGAGGTCGATATGGGAGCGCGCACGGCCTGGGCGGATGACAATCAGGTCGAGGACGCGATCTCCATCACGCTGGATAAGATCTATCCCGTCGGTCCGATCAACATCTCCGAGGAAGCCTCAACGCAGGTCGACAACGAAGCGGTCGACGGCGTCTTCGGTTCCGAGGTTGAATGCGGCAACTGCGGCCCGGCCGACGATGGGACCCAGAAGGCATATGTCATCGTGAAGTCCAGCGGCGGCGGATCGCCCGGTCTTCCAGCCGAACTGATCTACACGCTGGACAGCGGCCTGAACTGGTCGCAGGTCAATATCAGCGGCCTTGGGGCAACCGAAGATCCGCTGGCCATCGGCATCGTGGGCGACAAGGTCGTGGTCCTCGGCGATGGAGCCTACTACTGGGCGGTGATCGACGCCGACACTGGCATCCCCGGCACGTTCACCAAGGTCACGACTGGCTTCGTCGCCAACAAGGACCCGCTTGATATGTACGTTCTCTCGCCGCGTGAGGTCTTTTTCTGCGGCGAGGGCGGATACATCTACCGATCGACGGACATCACGGCGGGCGTCAGCGTCATGGACGCCGGCGACGCGACCACATCCAATCTCTTCCGGATCGACGGCGACAAGGATGAGGTCATCGTCTCGGTCGGCGCCAGCGACACTGTGATCCGCAGCCTTGATCGGGGTGTGAGTTGGGGAACGACCACAGATTCGCCCGTCGGCCTAGCTGTCGACATCATCTCGCATGCCGTCAAGAGCAAGGACGAGATCTGGGTCGGATGCGGCGTGGGATGCGGCCGGGTCTACTACACCCTGAACGGCGGAGCGAGCTGGACTGAAAAGCACTTCTCGGGCGAAGGCGCCGGTCAGGTTAGGGACATCGTGTTCGCCACGGAAGAGGTCGGTTTCTTCGTCCACGACGATGCGACCCCGACCGGTCGCATCTTCTGCACCTGGAACGGTGGAGCAGACTGGGCCCGCCAGGACAGCGGCGGCCGCCGGATCATCAACTGGCCTGTCGTGGACCGCATCAATCGCATCGCCGTCCCGCACGCCGGAGCGGCGATCGATGCCAACAACATCCTCTGCGTCGGCCTAGCCGCCAACGGGACGGACGGTGTGGTCCTGCTGGGCAAGGCTGGAGTTCTGTGAGCGCGAGTGACCTGCGGCCTGTAGAGTTCCCTCACCTGGGGCTGACGCTCCAGGTGAGGCGGATCCCGACTCTCCTCGTCCAGGACTGGCGGGCCACGCATCCGAAGGCACCCCTGCCTCCGACTCAGGAGATCGACTATGGCGGCCAGAAGCGCATGGAATCGAATCCCGCGCATCCGGCCTACCAGGCCGAGATGCTCGACTACGACTACCGGATCGGCCTCCTGGCGATCGACTTCGCCATCGACCGAGGAGTCGTGCTTCCCCCAGACGAGATGTGGATCCGCCAGGTCGAGGAGCTGCGAGAATGGGCCGGAAGGCAGACGCCGCCCGTCATTCTGCCGGCGGAGGACAAGGTCGTCTACGTCAGCCGGATCCTGCTCCCCGACCTCGAGGACCTTCTCCTGCTCAGGCGGGCGGTGTTCGAGCGCGTCGAGCCCTCGGAGGAATCCATCGCATCCGCGGTGGAGCGCTTTCCGGCCACTCTACCGAGGCCGTGATCTTTTCTCCTGGCCGGTCCCGAAGTCGGGCGTGATGTTCTCGATGGAAATGGAGCGGATGCTCGCTGCAAGATGGGCGGGCTATCCGCTCCATACTTTCCTGGACCTTGAGGGAAGCGATCAGGCCGTGACCATCGCCGCGTACCGCATCCAGATGTACGCGCAGGCCGTCGCCGCGCGCCACGATAGGGTGAAGTGAGATGGCAGAGCTGAAAGAGACCGGCGTTAAGTTGGTCGCGAAGGATTCAGCCAAGTTCCAGAGCGACATAGCCAAGAGCAAGAAGGCACTCAGCGGCTTCGGCGACACTGGAACGAAGGTCGCGCTGGCCTTCACCGGCTTCAATGCGGCCATGCAAATCGTCGGCCAGGCATTCAGGACAGCCAAAGGGATTTTCGATGAGACGGTCGGCTCCCTCATCGCCTACAACAAGTCCATTCTTGATGCCTCCCGGGCCACTGGAACGACGGCTGAAGACTTCAGTCGCATCGTCCAGATCGCCGACGACTTCGGCATCAGCATGGGATCCGTCGAGACCGCGCTTGCGCTGGCGACGAAGAATGGATTTGCCCCATCCGTTGATAGCATCGCGGACCTTGCTGATCGCCTGAATGCCATACAGGATCCGACCGAGAGAGCGGCTCAGGCGGCCAAGATATTCGGACGCAACTGGGCCGCCCTCGATCCGCTACTTCAGGAGGGCGGAGACGCGATCAGGGCCAACGCCGCAGCTGTCCGTGATGGTCTTGTCGTGACCGAGGAGGAGATTCAAAAGACGGAGACGCTCCGGCTGCAGCTCGACACTCTCAACGACTCATGGACGGTCCTGAAGAATACGGTCGGCTTGGAGGCCGTCCCGGCACTCAGTCAAGGGGCCATGTTCCTTAACTTCCTAGCCGAGGCGGCCCTTGATCTCGCAGAGGGGAAGGGCCTGACAGACGCAGCGGACAGATTAGAAGCATTGAGAATTAGCCTCCTCGATCTGGAAGCGCCCACAGGATCCTGGGAAGACCAGATGAGATCATTGGGAGGCACCGTAAAGACAGCTGGAGGAGACATCTCTGAGGGGCTTGACGAAGCCAAGAGAAGCCTTGGCGACCTTCAGGCTGCCAGCGACAATTACTACAAATCACAGGTGGCCAGCATAGAGGGTCTAAAGCTCCTTCAGGCAGGGAGCATCCAGGGCCCCCAGCCGGGAGAGATCGTCGGCCGTGTTCCGCTTGAGGGCGCGCCTGCCAGCTTCACTGCTGCCCGGGACGCTCTGACGCCGGTCACCGAAGAGGCTGGCAAACTCAGGCAGGAGTTCGACAATACGGTCATCGCCGCGGCCGCCGTACCAGTGGCGGCTGGCGACAAGCCACTGTGGGGCACGGCTCGAAAGCTCGTCCAGCAGTATGGGGGCGACATCGATGACATCATCGGCAGGCTCAAGAAGGCGATCGAACTTGCCCGCAAGTTGGAGGGGATGACAATCGGGGCGCCGCTCGTCGCGCTGACGGGCCAGCACGGCCTGGACGTGAGGGTGCCGCCGGGTTATCCCAACGACCGATTTACGTTCGGGGCCTCCTCTGGAGAGCGCGTGATCATTCAGACGCCAGCACAGCAGATGGTGCCGCAGATCGGTAGTCCTGGCATCACGAACAACGCCAACCAGAGCTATCAGACGAAGACGATCATCTTCCAGCCGACGATCACGAGGGACGTTGACGGGATCGCCATGCTCGAATCCATGAGACAAGAAGTGCAGAGACAATGAGCCAGATCCCCGTCTTCGTCCTGAGCGACGGCAACGAGGAAATCGACCTGTTCGATCCTCGATCGCTTTGCATCCTGCCAGACGGCTCGAAGAGCACCGCGCTCCCGCTTGGGGACGAGCCTGCCATCACGGAGCAGTGGCGCTTCTCGCTGGCGGCGCAATCGCCCGATGGGCTGGCAGTGAAAATCCAGCGTCTCAAGAGACTCATCAATCGCGCAAACGAGTTCTCGCAGACTGGGATGTGGACACGGCACGTCTACATCCACCAGCAAGGCGACTGCGAGAGCAATGAACGATATGCGTTCGTCCGCGAGGTATCCCAGCTCGACTTCCCGAGCGTCTTTGATCAGCCCGCCCGGGCTGGCCATGTGTTGACGCCAGTTCAAATGACGCTCGTCCGTGAGCATCCCTGGCGGACCAAGCCACCTGGACAGCTCGGGAGCACCGACACGACCGTCCTCGGCCGGCCGGCGATCACGCTCGGTCCGAGCAACGGCCCCGCCTCACCTCAGATCGTCTGGGTCGCCAACTTCCGTGACGATGGCGACGTCACCCACGTCTTCGCCTTCGACGATAGCGCAGGGACCTTCAGCGCCAACCTGATCAGCGCCGCAGATGGCACCGCTCTGTGGCCCGCCGCGCCGGCGGCGAGTGATCTGCACTACGCCGGATCGACGGACATCGCCTTCAAGCACGTCTGCTACGGCCTCAAGATCGGGGCAGTGACGAACTGGGACACCAAGCTCCAGTATTGGAGCGGTGCCGCCTGGACGGACCTGACGCTCGGAACCGAATACACGATCAACCGCATTGAGGGCGGCGAGGCAATCGACGACGATGACTTCTTCGCCAGTCAGGACGGCGGAGACTTCGCCATCAATCTATTCCCCGACCGTCTGACGGGCTGGGCCAAGACGGTCATCAACGGCGTGAACGCCTATTGGATCCGGATCATCATTGTCTCCGTGACTTCGACGACCACCCTGCCCCAGAAGAACGGAGCGACGATCTATGCCCAGCGGACGCCCTACGTCGAGGTTCCTGCGGCTTCGCTCGAGGGAGACACCTATCCTCTGACTTGCATCCGTATGTGGGCGCCGAGCGGGGGTGATGAGACTCCCGACAAGCCGAACATCTCGAGGATCCTCATCGGGGCCAAGTCAGACTCAGAGGATGGTGTCGTCGATCTCGACGACTTCGAGCCGATGCTGAATGCCGGGAACCAGGACAACCCGGGCGCGTGGGCCGTCACCTACGGCACGGACACTTCGGCTGTCTCGGACATCGGCTATCCCGGCGGCGCCAAGGCCCGCACCACGTTCGCCACGGACGGCACCCTGACAACGAGGGTCATGTTCACTGGCACCGACGTCGTCCAGGCCTACCGCGGCGAGTATCGAGTCCTCGTCGCCTTCCAGCAGGTCGGGGGCGTGGCTGGCGATGTCACAATGACGGCAAGGGTCTTCGTCGGAGAGGAACTGGACTTCGATCCCCACACGGACATCCTTGAGTTCAGCAGCCTGTCGGCCGATCTTGGCTTGGAGGTCGCCGACCTTGGGCTGATCCAGATTCCGCGCTCCCGGGTCTACGCCAACGATCCGCTCGAGCCATTGAATGTCGCCATTCATCTTCTGGCCGAGCGCGCCGGCGGATCGGCAGCCGTCCTTGACTGGGCTTGGCTGTACCTCTTTCCGGTGCAGGAGGGTAGCGTCGGGGTCGACGATCCGGTCACGGACTCCAGTCGAGGTAGCTCGGCCCTGCGTGGCGGGAGCTACCTGGAACTCGACAACGGCTGCATCGCCAATCGGACCGTGAAGTTCCAGTACCATGCCGATAGCACGATCTCGCCCTCCGAGGAGTGGCCGCGCTTCAATAAGCCGATCGAGTTCCGCAACCTGGGCAAGCGCACTCGGCTCTACTTCCTGATGGAGCACTTCTCCACGGAAGGATGGGCCATTGAGCCTTTGGTCGCTAGTTTGGGCGAAGCAATGGCCGTCGAGGTCTTCATGCACTATCGCTTCTTGTTTTTGAGGGGTGCGGCATGAGCACGGTCTACGCGCTTGCCAACGTCGTCGTCGAGCCTCTCCTTCGTGATCCCGATGAAGGTCAGCTCATCCAGATCACGTTCGATGTCATGCGGAATGGGGCGCTCGTCAAGAGCATCAGCCAACGATACGGCGTCACGAAGACCAACGCCGAGATCCGCTCCGATCTCATCCAGCAGGTCCGCGATGTCGCTGGGGATGACTATGATGAGCAGCAACAACTTGACTTGCTGGCCCGGTGCGCCGCGATAGCTGCCAACTTGGCGGATGTCTCTAAGACATTCCCATGATCCATTCAATCACGCTCCGGAACGACAAGGTCAAAACTAGGTTGATCACCGGTGCATTTGATGGCGCGCTAGGTGCTGGGGCTGCCGCACCGACGCTCGGCGCGGCTGGCATCGGAGACGGGCGGAGCGCGTTCTCCTTCGACGGCGGTGACTATGTCACCATCTACACAACGAAGCTCGCCTCGGAATTGAACCTTGCGAAAGGCTCTGCTCTTATCTGGGTCAAGATGGCCAGCGCTGCAGTCTGGGCCGATGCAACGGAGAGAATGTTCATAAACCTCCGAAATGCAGCCGCCGACGGGATGAGCCTTGAGAAAACAAGCGTCGCCAATCAGTTGAGATTCTTACATGTTGGTAGTGGGATCACCGATTTGGTGATCGATACCAGTCTTGGAGCAACGACGGACTGGTTTCTCATGGCCATGACGTGGGATGAGGCAGCCGATCAATTCAAAGCATACCTGAATGGCGCCCAGGTAGGGGCAACCCAGACCGCGCTCGGGGCGGTTGCTAACCCGCTGACCAGCACACTAACGACGCTCGGAGCCTACAACACAACGCCGATTATCCCCCACAGCGGCTTCCTCGCCCATGCCGCAGTTTTTGATGAGGTATTGTCGGCCTCGGATCTACTCGGCGTTTTCAACGCTAGAAACCTTGACATGAGGAAGGCCATCATGTCCTTGGGTCCAATCGCCTACTGGATGCTCGACGACGACTCTGGCACAGTTGCAACGAACGAGGTGGCTACAGAGGAGACCGGCTACAAGTTCCTGCTCAACCTCGTCGAAGAGAACCAGCCGGGCTTCATCGATGCTGTGTTCTCGGAGTTCGCTCCCGAGGAGCATGCCGAGGGCGGATACTACAGCTGCCGCTTCAAGATCCGAAGCCGCGAGACCGTGTTGAAGGAGATGTTTGAGCGCGGTCTAGGGCGGTGGATCGAAGCATGGGGATATGGGCTGGAACCTGAGTTCGAAGGCATGATTGTCGAGATGACCTACAACCTTCCCCCAGACCGATTCACGATCAGCCTGGAGCCGGTCGTCAATAAGGGGATCATGCGGGCCGATGTGGACGGGGATGGCACTGTTGATCGATCGACCCTTCTGCAGAATGTCCCGAGCCAAGAACAATATCCGATCTCGCAGCTCGTTCTTGGCGGGGGCGAGGTGCAGGGAAATCCGGTGGCCGACCAGACGGTCCAGCAGTACCTCGACCTGCGAGCATTTCCGCGGCCAAGCATGACGCTCGGCGGCGGCAGCGGGGATGAATACCTGGAGGTCTTCGTCCGAGGGTTCGTGTGGACGCTCTCGCGCTCGATCTACAATCAGACGGCCGTGACTGGCACGCAATCGATGACCGCCGAAGTGCGCGACATTCTTGATGACCAGGGTGAGTACGTCGGAAGCCAGAAGCGGGATGCCAACACGACCGTCGTCGCCCGGGTACTGGACGCTGATCGCCGGCCGTGGGACCTCATTGTGGACATGACGAAACTTGGGGACGCCCAGAGCTTCCGATGGCTGCCGCAGATATATGGGAGGCGCTGCACCACGGCTGTCGGTCGGGCCTTCTTCCTGAAGCAGGCGGCTCCGCCCGTGATACCGCCGACGGTCTGAAATGGCGACAAAGGTAACGGTCTTCCAGCCAGGAACAGCGGTAGTCGGGACACTCGTCCAGGTCAACACCATTGGCTTCCGCCCCACCATCGTCAAGACTCGATGGTCCGTCGCCAACTTCATTGTGGATGCTGGCCCGACCCGCACGACCCTCATGGAGGGCCGCGGCGTCGCGCTCGACAATGGGAAGAACTACTGCTGGAGCGCCCACCGGACCGACGCCGCCGATCCCTATAACACTGGTTCGGCCCTCTGGAATACGTCGTGCGTTGTGCGCCAGAGCGGCCCGACAACCACCACGGGCAAGCTGGCCATCGTGCGGATGTTGGACGACGGATTCGAATATGAGATTCTGCAGCAGTTCACGGCCGACATGGCCGTGATCGTCGAGGCCATTTCCGGGGTTGAGGTCGACGCCATCGAAATCACAGAGCCCGGAGCGACGGGTGTCCAGACCTACACCACGCCATTCAGGCCAACCTTCGTCGAGGTCCTCGGATCAGGCAAGACGGCATTCGAGACGACGAGCGCGGACGTCGAGGTCTGTCTCGGTGCCTCCTATGGGGCGGCCGCCGACCAGAATGCCGTATGGGCCAACTTCGAGGACAGCGCTGCGGGAACATCGAATGCCGCCATGTACTGTCGCCGGACGGAGTGCTTGGCGATCATCAGCGACACGGCGGCCCTCGTCCGTGCCCGGGTCGAAGCCTTCAACGACATGGACGTCGAGCTCAACTGGCTGGAGCGGAACGGGAGCCGGAAGTTCGTGCTCATCGTGATGACGGGCCGACACTTCATCGCTCACGGCCTGACGCAGACGAATCTCAATCCCTTCACATTGACCGGGATGACCTGGACCCCGGAGGCGATTGAGATGGTCTCGGCTGCCCTGACAGAGAGCACACAGGACGTTGTCTCTACTGACGTGGGCAACACTCAAGGCTTCGGGTTCTCGGACGGATTTGCGACGGGGCCGACGGAGCGGGCTGTCATCGCCACCCGCTTCAACTTCGATGGCAACGCGGGTGCCAGCCGGGAAGTCTACCAGCATGAGTTCGATGAGGTCTACGCATCGATCAGCGGCGCGGCTCCTCCGCTTCAGCTTGGTCTGATCGATGTCAGCGTGGCGTTCACAGCCGACACTGTGACGCTCGTCCATGACGACGCCGATCCGTCCCAGTTCTATTTTTTCCTGATCGTCCACGGGCCTCCGGTCATCAAGGCCCGGCAGCGGTTGGTGAAGTATCATCACAACACCTATGTCGATCGGGCCGAAGGCCGGACGGTCATTCATGAGGCCCAGGGGCGGGAGCTTCCCATGGAGGAAATCCAGGTGGATAACTATCTCTTCTCGGCGGCCTTCATGTTACCGACGCCAGTCAAGCGCCACAGCAACATCGAGGAGAATCACCTGCACTACATTGAGACCCTGGCGGTTCGGGGCGGTCGGCTGGCCGTCACCGTTGAGCGGGAGAGTCTGTTCAGCAGCGTCATGAAGAGGCTAGGCGGAGGATAGGCGCATGATGGTCGAACCGGGAACCAGCTTGACTGAGAAGCAGTGGGAGGAGTATTACGAAGCGGTCACTTCGACACCCACGCCCACAGGAAGCGGCCAGGGCGCTGTAGCCAAGCGTTACCAGGGAAAGCGTGCGACCTCCATCAGCGCTCAACGGGGGACACAGAACATCGGCGGTCATGTATTTGTCTACGATCCGGAGCTGATGGTACTATTGGCCGAGGCCTTGTGAGGAAAGCATGATCCCAACTGGCAAGCAGGCGATGGTGTGGAAGCTGCGGAACTGGCAGGGCGGGGATCCGCGCTGGCAGGTCGCCGAAGCCAAGCGGCTCGGCCTCAGCCGGGTGTCCATCAAGATCGTTGACGGCAACCGCGAGAAGTGGGAGGGGGGCAGCCGGACCAATTACGAACTGCTTCCGGCGACGGTCGGCGCACTGAAGGAAGCCGGCATCGCAGTCGATGGCTGGGGATGGTTGTGGGGGCGCCGGATCATTTGGGATTACGTCCCCAGCATCCCCGTGCCGATTTCCTGCACGCCGGCCAAGGAAGCTGTCAAGGCTATCCAGGTCGCGCGGAAGCACGGCATGGAGCACTACCAGGTCGACGCCGAAGCGCAATACCGTAACAAGCCCGGATGGGCGGACGAGTACGCTCGAGAGGCTAACCGGATCGGGCCGGGTCTGTTCTTGACGCTGTGCTCCTATCGCTGGCCGCTGACCCACCAGCCAGACTTCCCGGTGCGGATCTTCGCCCCCGCCATGGACGGGTGGTCCCCGCAGGTCTATTTCCTGGGCGACAACCGGATCAACGGCGGGGGGATCCAGCTTGAGATGAGCGTCAAGCAATACGCCCAGGTACGGCTGCTGCCCTACATCGGGGTCGCCCCCACCTACCTAGCGGCCGGCCCCTGGCGGGCCACGCCAGCGCAGTTGACGGCGTTCTTCCGCCGCTCCGTGGAGTTGGGGCTGGCGGGGGCGAGCGTGTGGGCGCTGGACCTGGCGACCGATGAGCAGAAGTCGGCGATCGCCAACTTCACCTGGGGCGATCTTCCCATCCCGCCTTCTGGCCATGACTACTGGTCGCTCGTGCTGCAGGCCAACCTGCGGACCGGGCCGGGCGTTTCCTACCCGGTGATCCGGCTGCTTCCGGCAGGCACGGTCTTCGAACGGCTCGAGACGGGCGGCGGCATTGGCGGCGACTGGTGGCGCGTGGGCATGGGCGTCGAAGTCGGCTGGATGTGGGCGCCCGCCTACAAGGTCCACGACATCCCATGACGATCGAGCAGATCCTCTTTCAGGCCGGCGCAGTCGGCGCGTTCATCATCTTCGCGATCGTGTGGCGCCGCCTGGACAGCAAGGAGCGTGAGGCCAGGGACATCCTTTTCCATAGGACCATCAAGGACTTGACCGAAGCCTTCGCCAAATCGATGGATAACCGGGACGCGGCCATGAAGGAGGCCCTCGCCCTCGACCGCTCCCAGCGCAGGGAGGGCATGGAGCACGGGGAGGCCAGCCTCGCTAGCCTCACCGATGCCATGGCCGGCCTGACGGAGGCCATAGCTCGCCACGAGGCCCTGGCCGAGAAGCGGCACGGGCGTACCCTAGAGGCCATCCGGGTAGGTCCGGACCGCCGCAAGCGGGCCGCTTGAATAGGTCTAAAGTACGCCCCAAGCCATCCCAAATCAGGCCACCTTACGCCTTGCGCATGTGGCAGGGTTAGGCCATAATATTGAGGATGCCAGCCCGTCATAGGGAGGACAAAACGAAACGACCCCTCGGCTCTGCTATGTCAGCTGCGGTCGGGATCAGCATCGCCATCTGGATGTTGGCCGTCACCACGCCCGGTTCGGCTGGCGATGAATGCCCCTACGAACAGGCGGCCGTCATCTGCAACAACGAGAACAAGTTCGATGGGTACTGGTGGTGGGGCGGCTGGGTGCCGGGCATGGTATCCGTCGATAGCTGGATGACGCCGGCGCCGCCCGTTAGTATCGGCCGGGCCGTATGGTATGCCCCAGGAATGATGCCCGCGACGCCCGGCTACGTTGGAGGCGTGGCCATGATGTCCTGCGCGGATCTCGGAAAGCCAGTCTGGATCCTCCGTCCCCGACAGGCCTGGGAAGGGCCATTCCTCACCGTCGATTGCGCGCAGGGCGATGACATCTATGCCATTGTCAAATACCGCCGGGAGGTCGTCGAGGTCAGCTGGGAGACTAAGGAACGCTGGAGCATGGATGATCCTATCGATGGCGTGACAATCTCAAAGATGAACCCAGCTCGCTTCCGCGAGGAGGGCCCCGTCGAGGTGGTTGACTATCCAGACTGGTGGCTTTCCCAAGTCCATTTCACGGATCACTACGAGCGAGCGCCTCTCTATCTAGGAAATTCTCGGTGGCGAATCGATGGGGTCATTCAAGACTTCAAGATCTCGTCACGAACCGTGTCCGTCTATCTGACGATCGACGACGGATGGAGTGTGGTTAGCTTTGACCGGATGCTCGCCATGCTCCGAGATCACAATGCGGTCGCGACCTTCTTCCTCATCGGCGATGCGGCAAAATCTCTGGGGCCAGATCGAATTCAGATGGCGATTAGCCAGGGCAATCAGATTGCCTACCACACGATGCATCACCCAGACATGGGCGAGATTGGCCTATGGATCGCCGGGGATTGGCGTCGTGATTTTTCAAGCTGGAACGGAACGATGATCGAGTTGGCGGGCCCGCTTGATGATGGTCTCATCTTCGCTGCCCGACCGCCTTACGGCCTTGACACCCGCGCATTCGAGACGTTCGCGCGCGAGGATGGTCTGACGCCGTATCTCTGGGACATCGATACATCCGACCTAAATGCGGGCGCACCCGTTTCTGAGGGAGACATCGTACTCCTACACTTTCGGCAGGCCGATGAGGACGCCCTACTCAGGCTCCTTGAGAATCCGAGGATTGACTTCCGCTTGATTGATTCGTGACCGACGGGGCTTGACCAATAGGCCTCGGGGTGTATTATTCTCCCCAGGAGGAACACAGCAAAATGAACAAAAGCTCTCTGTACCGTCGGCTCGCGTTGACCGCTCTCGTCCTTCTGCTGGTGCCGCTCTTGATCGCGGCCGTGCTGCTGCAGGAGATCCCGGAGGCCGTCCTGTCAGCGGCCACGCTTCTCGTGACGCTGGTGCTCGGCCTCGTCGCCCCAGGCCTGATCGACTGGATCAAGAAAGTGCTGGGCGTCGAAGGCCTCGCCGCATTCCGTGTTGTGCTTCTGATCTCGGTGATCGTGGCGGGCGTAGCGATGCTGATTGGGGGCTACTTCCTGGGCTTCCAGGCCACCGCCGAGAACATCCTGGCCGCCTCCTTCATCTTCCTGGCGACTGTGACCTACGTCTACAAGGCTCTCAATCCGAGGCCGCAGTCGCCATAACCCAAGGTCCCATCGGGAGTCCACGCCTCCCGTTGCGGGCACACTCCTTCAGGGTGACGGGCTCGGCCTCACGGTCGGGCCCGTCCGATTCATGCTTTGAGTCTAGGGGGCGAACAGATCAGACAGAGGCGGCGGGTCGGGGTGTTCGCCAGGAACGGGCTGCCACACTCAATGCACTCCCTGGCCGATGACGTTGCGGCCTGGTGCGTCGGATAGAAGTCCACGAAATGCTTGCCGTCATGTCTGCGCTCGATTGCCGCGAGCCGGATGAGGAATCGGTCGCTCATCGGCTGGAGTTGCTTCTCGATGTTGGCGATATAGGAGTAGCTGTATCCGAGGGCGACTGCTAGGCGCGTCCGGCTCCATCCCAGCTTACGTCTGAACGTCAGAATGCGCTCTGCCCCCGTGACATCGAAGTCGGGAAGAAATGGCTGGTTTGCGGCGTCAGACGTCACGGCCATCTAAAGCAACCCACCGAGCCGATAGCATCTGTCCTGTGTAGGCATTACATGCCGATTATAGCACTGCCTGCATGTGATCGGGATCCAGGAAGGCGGCCTCCAGGGCCACCACCTGGTTGTCGTCCTTCAGGATGGACGCGGACAGGATGCCATGTTGCGGCTGCAGTGCCTCAAGCACTGCCTTGACACCGTTATCCAGATCGAACCGCAAGCCGGGCGGACGACGATAGGGGAGTTCCGCCCGAGCGACAGTCAGGTAGGTCTCCGTCGACGTGAAGGTCATTGACACGCGTAGCGGGCCAGCGAGGTGAAAGAAGTCCCCTAGGTGCGCGGCGCGCTTGGCATCGACCCCACCAGCCCGGATCTCATCCACATACTCACGATAGCGCGCGACCGCTGGACGATGTTGCCAGCGATCACGCTGACTCATCCTGGGCTTGGGGACCGGCGTTCCCTTGACGGAGAAGTAGAGGATTGGATCGGTCATGTCTCGCCCCTCCGCCGGCCGGGATGCCCGATGTGCCATTTTCCACAATGTTTACAGGCATACGCCCACATCGGGGTGTCGAGTCTCTTACTCGTCCGGCTGGCCGCGTGCTTGGCGCCATCGAGATCGGTATATGCGACCTTGCCTCGACACGCTTTTCGCCTGACCGCTCTCTTGGATGCCATCACTTCGCTCCGAGGGCCCAGGCAGCGAAGACGATGAGCATGGTCATCACAATTGAGAAGAGACCCCAACCGAAGAGCATGGATAAGACCCGCCAGTTTGTCACGTCTTCACCTTTGAAGAATGTCCGCATAAACCACAGCGGAGAATCGAGCCGCACGAAGGGCATGTCATCGTCGCCCGCTCGAGGGCCTGTGTCCGCTTCAGGCTCTCGGCATCGAAGCGGCCGAGGCGGAGGAGCTTGACCTCGACGCGGTCCAGGATGGAGAGCGCATGCAGGACCTGGGCCTTCATGGCGGAGGCGGCCAGCTCGTTCATGCGGGATGGTCCTTGGCTGCCGTAGCGCACTTCGTGAGGCTGTCCAGTGCGTCGTTGAGGAGCTCCAGCTCGGCATCCCAGTCATCTGGAAGGTCGGCGATGACGCCCTCGACCTTCTTGATGAGGATCGAAATCCTGTCGGGGAGCGGCCGCTTCTCGAAGGACACTGACTCGCCTCTCGGTTCGACACCACGGATGAGCTTCGATCGTTCTGTGACATCATCCTCGGTCAGGCCCTGGTGAACTGCGTCCTGCAGGAGGAGCCAGCCGGCCTCCTCCCACTCAGGATGCTCCGCCACGCCGAAGAGCGAGGCGGCCGCCGCGTGGTGGGAGAACCGAAGTCCCTGGACCCGATTGAGTTTCGGGAAGCGCCGGCAGACGTAGAGGATGTTCTGCAGCGTCTTAGGGCGGACGTGGGCGGCATCGACGAGCTGCGCCGCCTGCTCTCCGAACCGCTCTTCAGCGTAGATATAGAGATCACCGAGCGACCAATGGTAGCTCTCTCCCATGCGGAGGATCTCGATGAAGAGAAGGCCGACGTCCTCGAAGTCAGGCGGCTTGTCAGGCGCGGCCTCAATGCTGAGACCACGATCATCCAAATCGAACCATGTGGCTGTGCCGATCATTGCTTGGTCTCCTCTCTCAATGACCGGTGGGTCGGTGGGTCGCTCGTTGGATCTGGACGCTCGTTCACGAATCGGCGAGGGTAGCCCATCAATTTGCGTGGGCGTTCTATGACCCATCCGATCCGCCAGCATCGCAGGCAGTAGATCATCTCGCTTGTTTCACGGAAGATCGAATGGCCGAAAAGTCTACAGGCAACGCGGGCAATCTTCGTAGCCGGTGGGCAAAATTCATTCGTCCATCGAATGTCACTCATCCCTGGCCTCCTCGCTCTGCGACCGGCCACCCACGATGAACTCGCCCCTCGTCCCATCGCTACTCGTCCATGTGACCGTGTATGGTTCGGCTGTCTGCCCTGGCGTATGAATGTCTTGCCATACCGCTAATTTGCCCGCCGGATCCTGCACCCGCTCCTCAGACGCTTGCAGTCGCATGTTGGCTACAGCAAGCTCAGCCTGCGAGGCGGAGAGTTCGGACTTCAACTCGACAATCGTCCCCAACAGGCGATCTACCATAGCCTCCAGGCGGTCGGCGCGCTCCTTCTCTGTCATGTCACTCATCCCTGGCCTCCTCGCTCTGGTAGAAGTCCGATGATGAACCTTGCCTGGCGATAGAAGTTCTCTCTCGGATTCTTCTCCTCGCCAGCGAGACGGAGGCCGCAGAAGAAGAGCATCAGCGCATCGTCCCGAGCGACGATCTGCTCCCATCCCTGACCGGGATAGTGCTCAGCCAGGTACTCGGCTAGGTCCTCGACGTGGCCATCGAGGCTCGGAACCTCAAGCGGTGGGACGCGCACGGCGGCCACCACGATGGAGTTCTCCGCCCACCCCGCCTGATCGATGGTAACGGGTGCTCCGATGAGCGCCGCCAACCGGGCCTCGCCTTCGTCAGCGGAGACGAGGTATCCCTGTGGCGTCCGCTCAAGGACGAGTTGGAGGGGATAGGCGGTCTCGTCCTCGCCCGAGTGGATCCAGAATCCGACCCGCCCATGATCGTCAGCCCAGGCGAGCCCGGTCCGATGGCCCCAGTCGAAGATGCCGGAGCCGAGGGAGTCCGGTGTCCAAGGGTAGGGCGTGACTGGATTGAGGGCGATGCCTCCAACCGTCACGAACGTCACCTGGCTGGAGGCAAGGTCCACTCCGTCGTAGGTCCAGGCGGCGTGCTGGTTGGGCGTTGGCTCAATCCAGACCGTCGGGAGAGGCGTAGGCATCCCGGCCGCCTCGATGGCCAGGATGGACACTGGCACGGCGACGGTAGCCTTGGGCACTACCGCCGCCATGCCGTGTCGGGCCCTCGGCTTCTGCGGCATGTATCGCTGCAGATAGAGGCCCGCCCCGCTGAGGATCATCAGCAGGCCTACCGCCAGGAAGTACGGCGGCCAGATCGGTTTCACCGAGGCCTCGGATCTCCGTACACTGGAGGCCCACCCGGGCGCGCCCTGCCCTCGTCAGGATCGACGAGGTTGGGCTTGTGAAGGCTCACGAGATTAGACTCATCGAATGCCTCGCTCGCGATCACCTTCCCGTCCTTGTCGAGCTTCTGGGATGCGACGGTGTATCTGATGCAGCCGTTGTCCCATTCGGTGCGTCCTACCACCAACCCAGTGAAGCCGGAGATGATGTCCTTCACCTTCTCGTGCTGATCGAACTTGAACATGGCTAGCGCCTGCGCATCCCAGCGATGCCGGCGGAGGCCAGTCCGATTCCCATCGTCGTCAGCCATCCCAGGACGGCGGACGACTCCTCCGGGCCCGTCCCAGGATGAGACGGAGGCTTGGGCGTCACGGTTGCGCACGGGGCGAACTCTGTGCCGCCTCCAGGGATGCAATCATCCGTTGGTGTTGGTCGGCCTTCCTCAGTGGCCGTTGGCTGGCCCTCTTCGGTCGCCGTAGGTTCGATGACATCCGTGGCAGTCGCCTCAACGATCTCAGTGGCGGTCGGATCGTCCGTGGGCTCGTCCCGCACACAGTCGGTATTGCCCTCGAACGTGAAGAAGTCCAATTCGTGGCCATCCTTCGGGGTACCGTTGTTCTCGAAGTGCTGCACCCAGGCCGGGTTGAAAAGATACTGGTAGTGCGTCCCGCTTGGGTCACTAGTGGCGTGGCAGTATGCACGGCTCTCCGGCCCCTGGTCAGTGGCGGTCGGATCGACTACTGCCGTGGCTGTCGGTTGCTCGGCCGTCGGTTCTGTGGTCGGCTCGGCCGTGGGCTCCTCCGGCGGACCGTTGTCCACGCATTGCTGCGACTGCTGGTCATAATGCTGGCCATCTGGGCAGCTCGGAGGCGGATCGGCCATGACGGCCGCCGTCAGGCCAAACAAGCTGAGGAGCGCCAACGTCAGGCTGAGTACGATAATCATCTTTCGCATTCTGTCTCTCCCTTGCTTCTCAATGGTTCGGCGGATTGATGCGCGTGCTGATGACTTTTGCCTATCCGCCCTCCTTTCGGTTCTTGAGGGCGAATTGGTCATAGATGGATTGGGCCTTCGCCCTGTTTGCGATGATGGCCAGCCACTCAGACGGATCGTATCCGAGCGATGCTGGTAGCGCGCTGACCGGCGGAAATACCTGGCCATTCAGAACCGCCCTGATTAGCGCGTGCTCATACTCATGGAGATCTATCATCACGCCCGGCATGATGCTCATCCCTGGCCTCCTCGCTCCCTCGTATCCATTGGCGCGCAATCTCACACAAGGCGATAAAGACGGCATCCTTATCTTGTTCGAGTTGGCCAAGCTCGGCATAGGGCACAAGGTCGGGATGGGTCAATGACTCGCGGTCGTAGATAAGGCCATAAGTCCATCCCATTGCGAAGTACGCCTGCATCCAGGAGCCGTGCAATTCCTCCGTCGATCTCGAACGCTGCTCTCCACACTGTCGCTCAATCACCTGGAGAAACTGACTGCGAAAGGCATCCTCCCGCTCGGCCCATGCAACTGGGACGATAGGAGCGCCTGCAGCAGCCGCCGCAAGCCGAGCGGCATCGTACACGAACCCGGCTCTACGTTCGTTCAAGTCACTCATCTCTGGCCTCCTCGCTCTGCCTTGCGGATAGCGGCCTCGGCTTCGCGCCGCATTCGTTTTACATAGCGCCGATTCTCAAGAGTGAGACTTCTCCACCATCGGTTGTCGGTCCCGCCCAGACCACGACTGTCAGGAAGGGCGGTCAATAGATTGCGTACGATTTCTGGCCAGTCAGGTTTCATCCCCCGGCCTCCTTGCTCCGCTGGGGCAATCCTAGGATGTCACGGCATTTCTTGCAGGTCACTCTCATGTTTCCCCAAACGGCATGTTGGCGCGGGCCGGGCTCGCGATTGGTGCAGATGACAAGGCCCAGCGTGGAGTAGTGTGTCACATGCTTACGTTTCATCCCTGGTCTCCTCGCTCTACGCGTCAGTATTGTCGAACTGCCCGAGTAGGCCGTGCAGCTCCGACCAAACAGCATCCCGCTCGGCGGTCATCAAAATCAACTTCCCCTCCAGCTCACGCATCTGCTTCTCTAGGGTAGCGATGTGTCCCTCGTGGGACAAAACCAAAGCCTCCGCCAGGGCTCTCCCTTCCACCAGCTCCCGCACCCGCTCCTGCGAGGCCGCGAGGGTGATCTCTAGCTCCGCGACTTTATCGGTCCAGCTCATCGGGAAGTGCCACTCATCCGACTTCTCCGCTGCGTGCATCATCTCGCTCAGTAGAACCGTCTTGGTGTCACTCATCCCTGGCCTCCTCGCTCTGCCTCGTCAAGAATGCGGACGATATGCTGAATGGCCCAGGGCATACCCGGCATATCTGGATCGTCTTCCCCATAGATGTATGCGACTGCCGCGTCGATTCTTCCCTCCAGCTCCCGCACCCGCTCCTGCGAGGCCGAGAGGGCGGTTGCCAATCTATCACCGATGGCATACATCGAATCCTCACCGTAGAATTCCTGACGGCCCATTCGCCACTCCTCAGCCGGTGTCTTAGGTTTCATGTCGGGCATCATTTTCTCCTTCAAGTTTGAATGTGAGTGCCCAGACGAGGGGATCGTCCTCCCATCGCTCGGGCCGCTTCGGATGGATACGATCCCAGAGTCGGCGGAACGGCGGTAGATACGCAGGTTGCAAGCCCCACGGGCTCGGCATGTAGTCTGGCTCCACCCCTTCCATCGCCGCCTCAATCGGGCTGATCTCCTGCAGGTGCTCCGACGAGATCGACATCAGACGTATGCGGCCGATCGCCTTCAGTCCGCGCCCGTTCTGGACGGCGTAGACATTGCCGACTTGGTATCGGATGCGGGATCCGTTGGGCCCGGGAACGACGACCGCTGGATGGCCGTGACCATTCCTGGAGAGGAGCTCACCTTTGCGGGCGATGCGTCTCGTCTGGCTCTTGCGGCCGGCCAGGATCGCCTGGGCGAGTGCGTTTCTGAAGATCACCCCGCCGCCGTTCCATCCCGACGGTCGGGAAGCTGTGTCTGGGCCATTGGCCGCATGTCGTCCCCTGTGATAGCGACCATCTCGCCAGAGGAGAGACGGCTTACCAAGGCTCCATAGACCTCGGAGGCCTCCAGCTCATTGGGTGCCTTGTTGGTCGCGCACCAAGTCGCGAGGCCGTGCGTGTATCGTGCATTCAGGATGCCGAATAAGGTCTCGCCAGCCCAATCGCTGAGCTTCACGCGATCGATCTCGTCGACGACGAGCACGCGGATGTTCTCGAGTTCCTGGCGAATTGCCTCTGTGCCGTGCCGCCCATCGAACGTGGCCCGAAGGCTACGCAGGATGCCCTCTGCGGTGGTGTATCGGGCCGCGACGTCCATCAGCAGGCAGGCGTTCACCAAGCAACATAGCAGATGCGTCTTTCCCGTTCCGTACCCACCGAAGAACAGAGCCCAGGTGCGCGGACTGGGGAGCTCAACGAGTAGCCGTCGGCATGCTTCCAGCGCGTCAACTTGGCCGGTCTCTGGGCGGAAAGCATCAAGGCGCAGACTGCCAGCGGCTTTGCCGTCAAGGACGAGGCCACCCAAGCCAGAAATGTCTTGGAGCGCCTCCATCCGGACCGAGCCTTGGCATACGGGGCATGGCTGTGTCTGCAAGCTGGCCGGTCGCCAGTCACCCCATCCTGGACCGAAATAGTGACGATTGCCATTTATCTCGATCCGCCAGGCCGCCATGAATTCGCGTCCGCCGCAGTTCGTGCACGCGCCGGGCACCATCTCCGGCTGGCAGCCGACCATAGCTCCCACTTCAATCGCTCTAAGCTCTGCGCCGATCAGATTCCCGTCGGCGATGGCGGCGATGTTCCAGGGCCAAGTTGTCACTTTCGCTCCCCGTTCTTCAGGCGCCGGAACCGCTCCTGCTCCGACAGCATTTTGGCGTCCCGATCTGCCTTTGTCATGGTGCCCGTGGGCAGCGTGCCGCGGTTGGATTCCCCGATAATTCCTTCGCAAGTGGCCAGGATCGATCCCGGAGCGGCGATTGTCACCCTTCCATCAAGTCGCTTTACAGCCTCAGTGATGATCCAACAGACTCGTTCTCCGTCCCATTTGGCGAGTTCGCAGATTCGGCGGAGTGGAATCCACCAACGTCGGCCAGCTGCCTTCCGTTCGCTATCTGTCCCGATTGATGGTTCCGTGATTTTCGTGCATTCCTGGAATGTCAATTGAGCAGTTCTCAGAATGGCCTTCTGATGCTTGCCATCTGGTCGTGCCGAATAGGCCTCGGCTGGAGTGGATGGATATGATGGTTCCTGATGATGGTTAATTGATGGTTCCTTAATGGAAGATCGGGATTCACGTGCACCCCTGGCGGACTCAGGTGCACCCCTGGAGGGACGGACTGGCACCCCGTTGCTCTTTGAGAGGTGCATGTCCTGCAGGTCTTGAGACGCCACATCTGACAGTTGGCCAAGATCCATCTCGTACTCTACGAATCCATATCGGCTTCTCTCTCCGACCGGCCGCAAGATGCTGGCAACGACAAGATCAGAGATTGTGCGGCGAACGGTCCGCTCTGCTAGCGAGGTATAGACCATCAAACGTGGAACACCGGGACGGATCTGTCTTCCGAGGGGGTCGGCATGATTGGCGAGAGCCAGTAGGACGAGCTTCTCCGTAGGCGTGAATCCAGTCGCGTGCAAGACGGCCTTCCAGGCCTCGATGCTCATGATTGCTCGATTAGACTGGCGTTCGCCTGAACGAAATTGAGTTGATTTATGAGTTGCCAATAGGCGGAATCGCCTATCAGCCATCGTAGGCGACGAATCGCATCGTAGGAGGCATCGAAGCATTCGTTGGCCCATTCTTGTGGCTGCATAGCCTTCTTGGCCCGGTTGCAACGTTGACACGCTGGAACGAGATTCGTGACGACATCTGGGCCACCACATGAAAGCGGCGAGAAATGATCCAGTTCGAGTCTTTCTGTTTCCTGGACAACCGGAGTTGGCGAGATAGGAACTCCGCAGTAGAAACAAGACGTGATGGAACGAAGGGCGGTTCTTGTTGTCATCAGTGGCCCCTATCGCATGAAGTCCTCGAAGGTCCGCTGCTTGGGCGCCGGCCAGACCGCCTCGAGCAGCTCGACGAGATGGCCAGTGGATGGGTCCCGGGCTGGCTCGGATAGCACTCGCAGGCTCTTGTCCTCGATCATGGCGTTCACTCGGCCACAGACCGAGGCGAGGGGAATGTCCAAGCCGGCGTCGAAGCACATCCCGTTTCGGTAGCTGAACGAGAAGGCGTGAGCAATCGTGGCCCTGGAGACTGGCTGGCCTGCCCGGCGGACGAAAGCCAAGATCCGCTCCCGCTGGGTGGTGGCCCTGCCGGAGACTGCATGATCTCGGTAGGCCTCTCGTGATGTGGATGCTGCTGGTGACATCGAGCTCGCCTCCCTGTCTCTCCCCACCTCGAGGCCAAGGCGCATGGCCAGTCGGTGCCAGTCGTCTGTGCAGGGAGGTCGGGGCTCGCGCCCCTGATTCCCGGCTCGCCAATGCGCCTTGCCCTTGGGGTGGGGAGACAACTGGCACGTTCATAGTAGCATGCTTGGCGGTCCTGTACAAGTCCTAGCCCTGGACTTGGTCGGCAGGCGCGCCGCCACTGCTGCCACTGTCGATGACATCGAGTCCGAAGATGAACACAATGGTCAGGTATTCGTCGCTGATGGTCACCGACCAGCCCCAGTCGCCGACGAACTGGGTGTCTTGGCTGTAATTCGCGGCGCTGTCGACGGCCGCCAAAATGGCCTTATCTGAGACGCCGTAGCGACTCGCGGCGGCTTGGAGAGCGTAGCTCTCTTTGTCGATGTCCCCTGTTCCCTGTAGCGTTATGGTGAAGCCTATGCCGTCATCGTAGACGGCGCCGACGAGCTCCTGGTCCTCGAACACCCAGGCGGCGCATTCATTCTGATTGCTCGCGCACGTCGAATCGAGCCAAGAACTCCGCTCCCAAGACGATCCGGGATCGAACGTGGCCCGGCTTTGGTGCAGCGGCCGGGGCGTCGCGGTTGGAGGGACAGCTGTCGGGGCCTTCGTTGCGGATGGTGCCGCGGTGGCCGTGACGACGATGATCTGCGGTGTGGGGGCGGCGACGATGCAGCCGCTCAGGGCGAGCGATAGACCGAGCAGAACGAAGATCGTGGTGCGGTTCATGTCCATTCTCCTTCTCGAGACTGCCGCCGGGCTGCGGCTAGTTGCAGTGCAGAAGCAGGATGATCCAGGCCCAAACTAGGCCGAGGCCGATGGCCGCCTTGATCCAAAGCCGACGCCGGCGGCGCTCCTCGCGCTCCATCCAATCGAGCTGCCGTGCCACCTCGGCCAGGGACCGCTGGAGGTAGGGAATGTCCGCCTTCTGAGCCCAGCGGGCGATGGCATCCGCCCGGACGGCCTGGAGGTCGGCATCCGACATGAGCAGGGCGTCCTCCTCGCTGATCGTATCCAGCAGGGCTCCAAGGCTCGCCCGGCGGCCGTAGGTTAGAGGCGACGGCTCCGCCCAGGAGTTGTCCAGTGGGACGATGCTCTGGCGCAGGTCTTCGGCGCTGGCGAGAGTGTCTGGCTCAGGCATGGAGATCTCCACGAGGAAGCTCAAGGACGGCGCCGGCCTGCCCGCCGGACGCGGCACCGCGCAGTGCGCGCCCGCCGGTTTCGACGCCGCCCTTGGCCTGCCTCGTGTCGATGTCCTCTCTCGTCTCTCGGCCGCCGTTCGTCGCCAGATCCCAGAGCAGGCGCTCATAGCGGCCGGCCACCACGAACGATCGATGGGCTGCCGGGCCGCCGAAGGGCTGATAGAGCGTGTGGTCGTGCCGGGCGAGCTCGGCCTGGATGGCCACGATCCGAAGCAGTTGCTCACGCGTGCGCTTCATGGAACCAACGCTAGTACGGCTATGCCAAATGCCAAGAGGACCATCGAAAGCCAGAAATATCCCGTGTGGTTGTGATGGATTGAGTACATGGCAACGGCACCGGCCCAGAAGGCGAAAAGCATGGCTATGACTTCAACGAGGTCCGATATGGCGCTGGGGGTCATTCTTATCTCTCCAACTCCTCGATGATGCGATCGAGCACGAGGCCCGGGAGGTCCGTGCGCGTCACCTGCCAGTGGTAGTGAAAAGCCAGCTTCGCCAACGCACCCTCGAGGATGCGGTAGGCCGTCCGGTTCGGCCGCTTCGTGGCGCCGGCGATCTGCGACACGGGCTGGCCGCGCACTGCCAAACTGAGAGCGAGCCGCTCCCGCTCATTCAGGTCGACGAACGGGAAGGGATCGTCCAAGATGGCTCGGATGCGTTCTCGGAGCGTGGTGGTCACGGCTGATCCTTCAGCGCAGCGTTGGCATTGGCGGCGGCTTCGAAGGACTTGAGGCCGCTATCACGGGCGCCGCGGTAGGCCTTGAGTTTCAGAAGGCCGCGCTCGTTCTTGAAATCCTCACCTGGCTTGAAGAGCAGGTCGAGGAGCGATGCGACATGCTGGCGCTTCTGGCCTGGCGGGATGATCTTCTTCTCGATCAGCCAGGCCTCGTCCTTGGCGGTCAGGACCTCGAGCCAACCTGGCTGTGCGGCCGCAGACTCCTCCGTCACGGCGGGCTTCGGCGTCTCATCCCGGAACTGAGCCTCGACGAAGGACATCTCCTCAGCCGGCGTGGTCTTATAACCGGCGAGTTCCATGATCCAGGCGAAGCCGAGGCGGTAGGCCTTGCCGGTCGCGCGGGTGACGGCCATTGATCGGCGGGCATACTCCGGCTTCGATCCCCATGACGCCTTCCCGCTCCGATCCACCTCGTCCATGCCGCAGAGGGACGAGGCCCGTCCGATCACCATCCCATCTGAGACCCTCACGAGCTCGACCGTGGCGACATAGCCGCCATCCTCCTGCCTCTCGGCCGATACCTCTCGAGGGAGGACACCGAGCATGGCGCCGAGGGTGGTCCATCCGTCGACATGCACATGCTTGCCGCCCTGAATGACGCTGAAGAGTTTGCGGTCGTCGATGACTTTCTTGAGTGCCGTCGCCACGCGGGTCGCGGTAGCCACGACCTGCTCGGGTGGTACTGTAATCGTTCCGAGGTAGACCTGCTCCGCCGGGATGATCTCTTTGCCCTCGTCCATCGCGTCTCTCCTCCGAGCTGGTGCGCTCGCCGGCCGCCCCATTCCCGACCGTCGGGAACCGAGCGGCGTGGTCAGGGCATCAGTTGGCGTACTTCTTTGCCAGACGCTTGGCCTCCTCGACCAAGAGGTTCTGCTCCACGATGTTGCTCTGGACATCGAACGCCCGTGCGACGCTCGCTGTCAGTTGAAGCAGATCCTCCACTGCCTCGCCCGATTCTGCCTCGCTGATGAAGGCAGTCAGGGCATCTATGACTCGCCGCGCTCCGTCTAGGTTGAGGTGTGCATTGGTGGTATCGCCGACGTATATCCGGCAATGGGGTCCCTCAAATGCCAGGGACGAGCTCATGACAGAGACAGCCTTTCCGTCGTGATCCGGGAATTGGTCGTAGAAGATTCTCATCTTAGTCTCCGTAGTCACAGTCGTCGGATGCCCAGCCGTCGCGCTCGTCCTGGTCGGCCTGGAGGGCTTGGGCATCGTCGATCTCTCGATCGATGTCACGGTAGTCGATTCCTGGCTCGCCGACGTCTTCGCTCAGGGGCGGCAGACTCTCGGGCATCTCAGGCCTCCCGCGCCCGCAGATAGGCTTCGGCCCGGGCGTAGGCTTCCCGCTTCGTCAGCCCCTCGTCCTTGCCGATCTGGAATGCTACGGCGTGCAGGAGCGACCCCCGGCCAAACTGCCGCCGGCTACGCCTCGATCCTGCTTGGCTGAGTTCTGGGACGCTGATCCGGTTCGGTAGTCTCATCTGGCACCTTCTCCTGCTTCGAGTTCGGTCGGCGAACTACTCTCTGTAGTCATCGTATATCTCAATAGATGGCTTCTTGCTCACAACCAACGTGCCCTCCTCCTCGGCCAATCGCAAAAGGGATGCGAGATCCTCGATCTCCAGAAACCATCCCTTAGGCGCGCCTTTGGCATCTCTCTCCTGCCACGCTCCGGGACATGGACTCTTGTCATCGTCCGACGAGGATGTCCTTTTGACAGCGAATCTCATTCTGGTGCCTCTCTGATCTGGCACGATTGTGCCACAGAATTCGATGGCTGTCAAGACCCTCTTGACGGTATACGGGTACCATGCTAGGATCGAGACAGCCTAGGACATGCGTACCATAGCCGAGTTGACCAAGGCGCTGAGCGAGCGCATAGAACGCCGCCGGCAGATCCAGCGTCTGCAAGAGACGGAACACCTGAGCTTGCGCCAGATCGGCGAGAGGCTAGGGATAAGCCACGAGGCTGTTCGTCAGATTCTCGATGCGGATCCTGGATGGAGCGACGAGGATGATCGCTGACGGTACGGTAGCTAATCTTCATGGCGCGAGGGTCTTCCCGGGTCACGTAGGCTGTCGGCAACTTCCGACCATGAAGGCCGTCTATGCCATATTCGACTGTGAAGGTCGTTGCCTATATGTGGGTGCCTCGAAGAATCTTTGTGAACGATGGAAAAGTCTGAAGAACAGCCCATGGCCAAGTGGTCCGAAGGGACTGCGTAGAGAAATCTTCAAGCGGGGCGTGTTCGTGGCCGCCTGGGAATGCGAGGGCATGGAATTGCTCCACCTTGAGCAGATAATGATTACGTCGCTCACGCCGACTCTCAACAAAATACGGGGCCCTTATCCTGTATGGAGGTTGCGCGATGCCTCCTAGCCCTCTCGGCCCCCGGTCCGTTCAGACGGCTTTGGTGGCATTTGGGGCCGGTTTGGTCGCCTTGCTACTGCTCTGCGCGGCTTTGGCCTATTTCGGGCTCCGCCTGCCATGACACCCGTCGTGCTGGTCCTGGCCGCTGGCGAGGCGACCCGCTTCCAAGGCGGACTGAAGCAGCTCCTGCCGATCGAGACATTCAATGGCGACCGTCCGGGTGGAGAAACGATCCTGGCCCGCATCCGGCGCCAGCTTGCAGACCGGGGGATCGCCCGGGCGTCGGCGGTTCTGGTGACGCATCTGGCGGATCTCTCGGACGCCTGGCTGGAAGGCTCGCTGTTCGAGCCCGCCCGTCATCGGTGGATCGTGGAGACCCTGATGTCGACGGATCCGGTCTGGTCCGGGTCCGGGCGCACCGGGCAAACGGTGGTCCTGCTGGGCGACACGGTCTACAGCCTGCCGGTGATCGACAGGATCATGGCTTATCGCGGGCCGATGGTGTTCTTCGGCCATGAGAAGGAGATTTTCGCCCTGAGCTTCGTCGGGACGCAGCAGGCCAAACTCCGCCGGATGCTGAAGATCGAGGTAGAGCAGGCCGAGGCTGGCGCGATCGGGAAACTTCGCTCTCTCTGGTGGCGATGGTCGGGATTGGAGTACGGCAGTCAGCAGGTTGGCGGCGTTGGCTTCCATCGTGTCTCGGACTGGAGCTCGGATGTGGACACGCCGGGGCAGTACGAGACTTTCCTCGGGCGCGTCGTGGCGGCCGGCAAGCTGGATGGCGGATGAAACCGACTCCGGCTCAGGCGCGCCTACTTCAGCTCCTGCGGGATGAACCGACAAAGAAACTGCGCGTGCTGTTCGGCCGCGTCAGACTCGCTGAGGACAACGATCGATGGCGGACGTCCGGACCAGATATTGAGACGTCCCGTACTACCGTGATGGCGTGCCTCCGTTTGGGATGGCTTGATCGAACTGGCACAGATAGCAGCGACTGGGGTGCCGGGCCGTCCTACTACCGTATCACGCTCGAAGGCCAGGCGAGCATTATGAACCTGAGGCCACAGGACTTCATCAGCCCAAAGCATGAGCCAGGGCCGAGCGTGAAGGGCGAGGCTGCCAAGGTCATCCGGGCACTGGCGCGCCGGCATGAATCGGAGAATGGCTGGATCTTCCTGACCGAGGCTCCCGGTGGCGTCGACGCCCTAGCCGTGAGCGCCTGGATGAGCAACGAATACAAGTGCGTGGGTTATGAAGTGAAGGTGAGTCGGAGCGATTTCCTGGGGGAATTGCGGAATCCAGAAAAGACCAAGCGGACTGCGGCGTACTGCTCGCACTTCTTCTTCGCTTGCCAGGCCGGCCTGATCAAGGCGGCGGAGATCCCAGATCCCTATGGGCTGGTCTACGTCAATCGGAAAGGCACTACCCGTATGGTCAAGCGGTCATCGATGCCGAAGCGCGATCCGACGTGGGGCTTCGTGGGGGCGCTGATCCGTCGAATCGCAGAAATCCATGAACTGCCGGCGATTTCGGTGTTGTTGCCAGTCGAGGCTATCGATGCAGCGCTGCCGGCGTTTTGAGCTGATCCGCACCGAGGACCTGACTGGCCTCTCCGGCGTCGGGATGGTGGCCGAGGGTGTCGAGTTCGTCGATGGCCTTGTCGTCCTTCGCTGGAACACGGCGCACAAGTCGACGGCGCTCTACGACTCGATCCGTGACCTCCTAGCCCTGCATGGCCACGGCGGACGGACGACGATCAGGTGGGTTGATCAGTGAACCTCCCAGCGCCCGTGACCGAATGCGAACTCAAGCCGCTCTATGGCAATTGCGTTGGGCGCAGCACGCTTCACCACATCATCAACCGCGCCAAAACTCAGGGCTCCAAGGACTTGCGCCTTGCAACCGAACGGCCAGAACTCCTAGCGTGGGTCTGCCTTCGTCACAATGGCAAGCAGGCTGATGCCAAGGAGGCTCGGCGGTTTCTGCTCCACAAACGATGCCGCCAATATGGGGCGGACCGCATGGCAGAGATCATCCGCTCTCTGCCGGCGAAGGTTCCCATGACGTTGGACGAACTCGTCGGCGCGATGGAGTGGAATCCACCGCCTGAAGGCGGGTTGAACCGTGGCTAAGTTGAAGCGCAAGAGCCGCCGGCGCGGGGGGGAGGGTCCGACATCACCCCGCCGATTGGCGGCCAAAGAGCGAGCGACTCGGGCCCTCGAGCTGCGCAAGTCGGGCCGGTCTTACGCGGCGATCGCGGACGAACTTGGCTACAACTCTCCGCAGGCGTCTTGGAAGGCGGTCAGTGACCTTCTCGCCGCGACGATCCAGGAGCCGGCCAAGGAACTCCGCACCCTGGAGGTCGAGCGCCTGGATGCTCTATTCGATGTGGCCTACCCCATGGCGCTCGCCCTTCTCAAGCAACCCGCCCCGGATGAGAAGATCAGAATGCAGGCGATGGACCGCTGCTTGCGGATCATGGAGCGCCGGGCCCGCCTGCTCGGTCTGGATGCGCCGATGATCTTCGACTGGCGCCGAGAGGCCAAGGAGAAGGGTCTGCCGGCAACCGAGCAGTTCGAGCAGATGGTCGGCATGTTCTATGACCAGCAGCGGGCGGCGGAGAAGTGACCGCCCCTATCAACCTCGGCCTGTCTCCTCACGCCTGGGAGCAGATGATGGCGGAGGCTTGGGTCGAGGCCAAGAAGCGCATCCGCGAGACGAAGGAGAAGGCTGAGCACGGCATCTCCTGGCCCACGATCAGCGACTACCGCAACAGCGAGACGGGCTACGCGTATGAGCCGCACTCCGAGGCCGAGCTCGGCTGGGTGCAGGACGGGGCGGTCACGAACCTCTGGGCACTCGGGGGAGAAGGAGGGGGGAAAACGGTTTCAGGCATCATCCGTGACCTTGAGCGTTGCAAGGCTGGCTGCGATGGTGCCCTGACCTCCCCCGACTTCGAGCACCTAAAGCGCAGTCTATGGCCCGAGCTCCGGAGGTGGATCCCCTGGGACCTGGTGATCCAGCGGCACCGCTATCGGGCCTCTGCGAGCTGGGAGCCCCAGAAACCCTTTACGCTCGTCTTCCTGACAGGGGCGGCCGTCTTCATCGGCGGGATGCAGGAATCGGACGTCCAGGCGTGGGAGGGACCGAACCTGAACTTCTGGCACTTCGATGAGATCCGGCGGCACAGGACGGACGCGGCGCTCAAGGTCATTCATGGCCGGGTGCGCGTGCCCGGGCCGAATGGCGAGAAGCCGCAGCGATGGTACACGACGACGCCGCTTCCCCGCGGCAGCTGGATGTTCAAGTACACTGGCCCGATCCCCGAGGATAAGGAGCAGCGCCTGCAGGACCCGAGGCTCCGCTACAAGCTCGACCGCCGGATGGTAAACCTCCCGACCCGAGACAACCTGGCCCACCTGACGGCTGGGTTCATCGAGGAGCGATCGCAGGTCCTGAGCGAGTCGGAGATCCAGCTCCTACTCGAAGGCGTCCAGGTAGACGTGGCGGACACCGAGGCCTTCCTGCCAACGATCAGCCTGTGGGACGAGTGCCGGGGCGTCGTGCCGCCGCTGGACGACCGGACGCCGATCGTCATCGCTCTCGACGCCGCCATCGGCCGCACGTCAGGGATGCCAGACTGCTTCGGCCTGGTGGGTGTCTCGATGCAGCCGCAGCGGCCGGACGATGTCATGGTCCGGATCGTGCGGAAATGGCAGGCGGAGCCCGGCAAGAAGCTTGACTTCCACGCGGCCAATGGTCCTATTCCAACCCTCCGCCGTCTGTGCGAAACTCACGCTGTGGCCGCCGTGCCCTACGATCCCTACCAGCTCCACTCGGACTGCACCCAGCTCGCCAAGGAAGGGCTGGCGTGGTTCATGGAGTTCAGCCAAGGGGCCGACCGGATTGAGGCCGATCGTGCATTGTTCGATCGCATCCTGGCGCGCGGCGTCATGCACGATGGCAATGCTGATCTGCGCCAGCACCTCGAGAACGCTGGCCGCAAGCTGGACACGGACGGCCGGCGCATGCGGATCGTGCAGCGCGACCCGGACCTGAAGGTGGACCTGGCAGTGTGCCTCAGCATGGCCTGCCACACCGCGGCGAGGCTCGCCCTGTGATTTCTCTTCCCTGACGTTGCGCGGCAGCGCGCGATTGTGCTATCCTTAGCGGAGACGCGGTCAGGTCCTCCCAGGAGTGGCGATGTCTCGATCAGCATCGGGCAGAGTGCAGTCGGACCGCGTTGCGGCCGCCAAAGCGGCTGACCCCGAAGTTATCAAACGCAGCGTCACAGCTCACGATGTCATGCCCGCCCAGTCGGGGGTCCTGCATTTCTACTTCCCGCTCGCCGGCAGCGAGGGCCCGGCGCTCCTCCCGTACTGGACACCCGGGCGGGACTGGCAGCTTTGGCAGACGCTCTTCCGAGAGAGCCAGTGGGCCAATGCCATCTCGAAGGCGATCACGAAGATGGCGGCGAAGAGCTGGGACATCGACAGCGAGATCCCGGCCCGAAGTCGTAGGGCCCAGGAGCTTCTGCTGCAGTTCGACGCCGGCCGCGGCTGGGTGCATGGCCTGGCGAAGCACCTGCAGGCGTTCTTGCTCACCGAGAATGGAGCGTTCATCGAGATCGTCCGGGCGAAGGGCCGGATCATTGGGCTCGTCCACCTCGACACCTTTAGGGTCGTGCGCACAGGCGACCCCGACTATCCTGCCATCTACCGTGACAGGCGCGGTGTCGAGCATGTCCTGAAGACGGAAGAGATCATCGCCATCTCGGATATGCCAGATCAGGCCGAGCTCTGGAACGGGGTCGGCCACAGCGCTTCCGCGCGCGCATACAGGACGATTTGCAAGATGGAGGCGATAGAGCGATATTTGCTGGAGAAGGTTACGGGCTCGCGTGTCCTCGGCCTGCACATCGTCAATGGTGTGTCAACGAAGCAGATCAAGGAGGTCATCACCTCGGCGAAGGAACAGCGGGCCGATGAAGGCTACGTCACTTACATGGGTTCGGTGGTCATGGGTGCCATCGATCCGACATCAACGCCGAGCGTGGCATCGATCCCCTTCGCTGAGATCCCCGATGGCTTCGATGCCGAGAAGGAGCGCCGCAACGCCTATCTGATCTACGCCAACGCCATCGGGATCGATCCACAGCTTCTCGACCCCGATCTTGTCGCGACGCGGGCCCTCGGGACGGGGGCGCAGTCGAGGGTGATCGCAGAGAAGGCGGAGGCGCTCGGCCTCGCGTCATGGGATAAGCAGTTCACGCACGAGATCAACGAATGGGTGCTGGACGACAAGACGACGTTCGCCTTCCAGGAGAAGGACCTGACCGAGATGGAGCGGCGCTCAACGATGTTCCTGAACGACGCGACAGCTACGGTTGCTCTGGTCAATGGGCTCGTGATCAAGCCGGACCAGGGGCGCCAGCTTCTCGTGGACAAGGACGAATTGCCTCGGGAGTTCATTGAGGAGGACACCACGGTCGACGAGAGTCTGGCCGACGAGGAGAAGCCGACCGACGAGGCTCAGACCGTGCCCGGTGCCGCCGAACCGCCGGGGCCGGCTGCTCCAGAAACTGCGACGGCCGCCGACGTCACGCCGGAGATCGTCCGCCAGATGATCGGTAAGGAAAGCGAGGAAGAGGTGAAGAACACCATCGTGGACGAGGCCATTACCAGCGCCCTGTCGTTCGTCGAGGCTTCGAGCGGGCAAGCCTCCGCACTGGCGTCGATGAGGAAGGCGGCGGAGGACCTTGAGCTGATGGCCGATGCTGAGGATGAGCCGAGGATTGTTCAGCTCGCACCCGAGCAGGCGAAGGCCCTCGGCGAACTGGGTCGGCTCGGCAAGGCGATGATGGAGGTCGCCGGCTGGCCGGTCGTGGTTGAACTTCGCCCGTCGGACGATCAGCTCGGGCTCATGGCGGACCAGAAGGAGGCTGCGGATCGCATCGCCTCCGCTGCTCTGGTCCTGTCGGGTGCGGCGGAGGCGCTCAGCACCGCGGCCATGCGAGAGATCCCTGTGCCGGTTATCAACCTCCCGGCAATCCAGGTAGAATTCCCAGAGATGGTCGAGGAGTTGGAAGTCACGGCCCGGGACGGACAGGGCCGAGTGAAGCAGGCCACAAAGCGCATCAGGCGCAAGGAGCAGACGTGAGCGACAGCGACAGCAAGACGGAGTCTCCAGATTCGGAGAGCACGTCGCCGGACAGTAGCACCACCGTATTGGAGTCCATCTCCGGGGACATGCACTACGTTCTGGAGGTGCAGAGCGTGACCATCCGAGGAAGATCCGAGATACAGGGCCAGGAAGAGGCCAAGGAGAACAGCGATGGCGAAGTCAGCAGCTGATGTGGTGTTGGATGGACTACTGGAGATCATCAACGATTCCACGCTGATGACGGTCTGCAATGCCGAGCCGACGACCTATACTGAGATGTCGGCCACGTTCAAGTTGGCGGATGTCGTGATGGCGGGCGGTGACTTCACCATCTCGAATGGAGACACGAACGGCCGCAAGGTTCGGATGTCCGCCAAGTCAGCCGTTCCCATTGACACCACCGGAACGGCAACTCACGTTGCATTGGCCATCTCGGGCAGTTCCACCCTTCTCTTCGTCACGACCTGCACCTCGCAGGCGCTGACGAGCGGCGGTACGGTGGACGTTCCGGTGTGGGACGTTGAAGTAGCCGACCCGACCTAGTCGTCCGGGCCCAACAAAGATGGCCCATCCCGCAAAGGAAGCCCGAGACAGAGCGCAACTACTGTGGCCTGGTGCCACGGTTGTTGCGCGTCTCCGCAACTCCATCAAGCATCAGCACCCCACGATTCCTAGTAAGTTCATGCTGGACATCGGTATCGGCCCGATGCACTATGGGCCTGCCGAGGACCAGGAGATCAACACCGCCTGGCAGCCGGGCACTGCACCGTGGGACTTCGAGATGGTGCAGGCTGGCTACAACGCATTCGCGTTGGCCAACTTCTCCTCCGGCCAGATCGTCAAGTACGTCCATCCGGGAACTGGCGAGAGCGTCGCCTTCCAGTCGCAACAGCTCCAGTACACCAACGACCTAGACCAGATTCAGGCTATCGCCAACCCGCAGTCGGTGAGCGCGGTCGTCCAGAACGAGGATGTCCTGTTTTGGCAGGGCGCATTCGGTCCGGGTATGGACATCCGCTGGCAGACGCAGACTGCCAGGCTTGACAAGCGGCTCGTCGTAGATCAGGCTTCGCGGTGGCCTGCTCCAACTGCTCAAATCATCGCGGGTGGAAATCCTGTAGCTCGGTTGCAGTTCATCTTCCAAGTCTCAAACAATCTGAACGTCTTTGTAAACGGCGTCCTGTGGAATCGGGCGGTCAACAATCCAGTCGATACACAGGGCTATATTGAATTCCGTCACCAGGGGACAGGCGAAGTCCTGTGGACGTTCAATCTACCACGTTCCAATGGCGCGCCGGTCGAGGACCAAGCCCAGGATGAGTTGCTGGGGACGTTCAGACTACGCAGGACTGGTCCCAATCTGTTCGTGGAGCACCGCATCCCGATTGCATGGCTCCAGGCTGCGGACTATCCCATTGAGATCGACGTGACGATTGATGAGCAGGTGGGCACGGGATCGGATGACGCGTTTCAGGCAACCGACGATACTGTGACGGTGGCCGGCGGCTCGATGCTAATTGACGCCACTACCGAGCATGGGGGCTATCGATGGACGACTGTGGGTATTCCGGTTGGGGCCACGATTGATCTGGCTCAGGTCGGCATTGTCATCGCCGCCACTACTGGCGATGAGCCGCAACACCGACTTCGTGGTGAACTTGCTGCAAATCCAGGAACTTTTACTACAGGGACCAACAATATTGATGCCCGATCTCGTACAACGGCATCGGTGCAATGGAACTCTACTAATCTCGGAGCTGCAAATGGCTCCTTATGGGAATGGGGGGCAACGATTGCTGGGGCCGGAAACGGGGCGGACCTCTCCTCTATAGTTCAAGAGATCGTTGACCAGGGTGGTTGGGCGTCAAACAATGCACTTGTGATGATTTATGAGCAGCACACCGCCGATAGCGCCCGAGATTTACAAGTGCAGAACTATGAAACCGATACCACTTGGGCCGCCAAGCTCCACATCGAATACAGCTCAGGGATCGCTCTAGTTGTCCAAGACGCGGCAATCGGCCTGGCGGTCGAGAGTCCTGCCCTTACTCAGCACAATCTTCTAGTTCTTGCTGACGCGCTACTCGCACTAGGAGCGGACAGTCCGGCTCTCACGCAGCACAACCTCCTGGCTATTGCAGACGCCTTGCTGGCATTGGCCGCTGACAGTCCCACGCTCGGGGTCGGGCTCGTTCTGCAAGATGCGCTCTTGGCGCTGGCATCCGAGAGTCCCGATCTGGTTCAGCACAACGTCTTGGTAGTCGCCGACGCCTTGTTGGCACTGGCTGCCGAGACTCCCACACTCACTCAGCACAACGCGCTGGCGGTGGCGGATGCGCTGCTGTCCTTGGCCGCCGAAAGCCCCGCGCTAACGCAGCACAATATCTTGGCGGTTGCGGATGCGCTGATTGCGCTTGCCGCAGAGAGCCCGACGCTCACAGCACACGAGCCAGGCGCGTCCATCGTTGTTCAGGATGCCGCTCTCGGATTGTCGGCAGACTCCCCGGTTCTTACGCAGCACAACGTGCTGGTCGTTGCCGATGCACTAGTAGCGTTGGCGGCCGAGAGTCCGGCACTTACTCAACACAACATCTTGGTTGTGGCCGATGCGCTATTCGCAGTTGCTGCTGAATCTCCTGTCCTGACCCAGCACAACGCGCTCGCTGTCGCGGACGCGTTGCTGGCGCTTTCTGCCGAAGCCCCCTCCCTGACGCAACACAATCTTCTCGTCGTTGCCGACGCCCTCCTTGCCTTGGCAGCGGATAGCGTGGTCCTGACCCAGCACAACGTCATTGCCGTATCCGATGCGGCCTTGGCACTAGCGGCCGACAACATCGTGCTGGAAGTTCCTGGGATCCTCTCCGTTCAGGACGCGACCATTGCGCTGTCGGTGGACAACGTAGCGCTGGTACAACATGGCGTCCTGGTAGTGCAGGATGCCCTCATCGGGCTGACGGCCGACGTGGTTGGCCTTGTGGGTCCCCCCGCTCCGCCGATCACGTTGATCGCGGGGACGGCGCAGTACTTCCGCAAGTTGTGGCAACGCCGATCCGAAGAGGAAGAGCAGCGCTTGCGAGAACAGCTTGAACTTAGGCAAGCGGCGTTTCATGCTATGCTCCAACAGGAACTGGACGCCATTGAGCAAGACGATCTGGAGGTGTTATCCATTTTCTGATGAGACACTTCGTGTACGGCCTTGTTGAGGGAAGCTCTGTGTGGTATGTCGGCTACACGGTCGATGCAGCAGCCCGCCGCAAAAAGCATCGCACGGTTCATCCCACGTGGCAGTGGATTGTCTTGGGTGTCTATTTATCCCGCCGATTGGGGCTGGAACGAGAAAAGTATTGGATAGGTCGACTCAGGGCAATTGGTCATCCTCTAACGAATCGTAGCCCTGGAGGTGCAGCGGGATTTTCTTTCGTTCACTCGGATGCGGCAAAGGCGAAGATGAGAGCGGCCGCTATAGGAAGACCAAGTCGACCGCACACGGAAGAAGAGCGACGGAGAATGAGCGAAGCGAACACGGGCAGGCGACACCAAATGACGGAGGAAGGCTCGAATGAATTACGCCGCTGCCGCATCCTTTCCAACAGGTACAAAGCGGGCGTGCCTCTTTCGGAGGCCCACAAAACCCTCCTGAGAACAAGGATGACCGGGAATAGGAATGCCTTAGGCCATAAGCAATCTGCAAGTCACCGTGCCAACAGGCTGGCATCCTATCGAAGGGCCATCGCGCGCCGGAAAGGCCTGCTATGAGCCGACGATCCGCCGCGCTCCGACAGTTGGCCGCTAGCCTACGGGCAATCACGGCCGATGAGCTTGGGATCTTCATGGCCATCGCCTTGAAGCAGAAGCTCGTCGAGCCCGAGAGCGAGTCTCCCGACCGTCGGGATAAGCGGCAGGCGGCGGCCGCTCTGGATGCTGAGCTCGACGCTGCCAAGCGGCTGTATCGTCAGGCGCGGAGGAAACGATGAGGTTGATGCGCGGCATCCAGCTCCTGCCGTTCACGAGGCTTGTCCGTCGCTTCGGTGGAGCGATGACGTTCTCGGGCCTCGTCGGTCAGAGCTTTATGTTCGGGCTGATCCACACGGCGCCGATCAAGCGCAAGCAGCATCGCAAGCCGAAGCAGAAGCGCAATGGAACTTGACCGACTGATCGATGATCTCGTCTCTGAGGCCCCCGGGCTAGATCGTGGCCTGATCGCCCGGGCGACGAAGGCTGGCTACTTTCTCGCCCTGCCGCGCCGGAAGCAGTCGCTGGATGGCCTCCAGTTCCTGCAGGACGACATGGGCAAGAAGGCGGCCAAGTTGACGCAACGGCTCGGCACGGGCGAGATCGATCAGGCCGCCTGGGAGAAGGGCATGCAGGAGCTGATCGCCCGCTATCAGACGGCCGCCCTCATGCTTGGTCAGGGGAGCGATGAGATTGACGAGAAGGCGGCCACGATCCTGCTGAACATGACTGATGATCAGTTCGCCTACCTCGCCAACTTCGGGGCCGAGATCGTCTCGGCGGAGGAGTGGCAGGGGGGGG